TAAATACTTGTTTTACTAAGGGTCAAAAAAAGATAAGGATTTATGGATATAGGGAATTTAGCAGAACAGATATTATCAGAGCCAGAGTTCAAAGAGAATGGTTTTGTATTTAAACATTTGGAACAAGGAAGACCAGATCCATTAAGAGCAGTTCAAAGTGCAGTGGACCGAATGAGAGAACTTCATGATATTGAAGACTGCCAGTTCGGCCCATTATGCGAAGAAGTGTTAAGACAATTATCTATTATGTTTGATAAATCTTAAGTACTTCACTTACAGCCGGATGTCTTTCAACATGCCTTTTATCAAATTCTACATGTGCAATCATTGTTGACTCTGTATCATTTAATTTATCCAAGAAGTTTTTAAGTCCGTTGGCTTCGTAACCTCTATCGTGTTGGTTTAAGTCACCATTTACTATAAGTTGGCTGTTATCTCCTATTCTTGTTAATAACATTTTCATTTGTTCTGGTGTTGCATTTTGCATTTCATCTGCTAACACAACAGCATTTTTAAATGTTCTACCTCTCATATATGCCAATGGTGCTATTTCTAGTTTGTTATTTTCTAAAAGATATTCTATTTCTTTAGGGTGATAAAACTCTTCCATAATATCAAATATGGGTCTAGTCCATGGTGCCATCTTTTCTTGTAATGTACCTGGCAAGAAACCGTGTTGTTCATCTACACTTACTGCTGGTCTCGTAATGACTATTTTATCTACTCTACGTTCTTTGAATTGTTTTATTGCATGTAAGGTGCTTATCATTGTTTTACCTGTGCCTGCAGGGCCTGTTGTAAACACTATATGCTTTGTTTGGTCTGTTAATAGACCTAGTAGTTCGTCTTGCTTAAAGTTTCTGGGAACTATGCGAACCTGGGTTTGCCGTTTTATTGTCTCGACTTGACCACCTTGTAATATTTTCAAATATTGACTCTCCTTAAATCTTGTTTTAAATTCTCGTTCTTTGCGTTTTTTTCTAGACATGTTATGCTCCTGTCTCTGCCATAGTGATTCCCCTGAGCGATATGCTCACCTAAGTTACGACTATAGGGGGAAAAGAATGATTTGTTTTGTATGTGTAGTATTTTCATATTACAATATTATTTAGTTTCGGTTTTTAATTATTAACACATCTTATTTAAAAGTGATAAATAACAGTAACGAAGGATATTAATATGCAAACATTAAAGATTATAAACGACAACGTAAAGAAGATATCACAAACAAATACTCTTTTAGACATGTTGTTAGAGTTCGAAGGTGTTATAGACAGTTTTGATGTTTATGCTTACAAGAACTGGAACAAAGGAGAAATAGTTGCTGGCCCTAAATTAGGCAGGTATTTTATTGAAGTTGCGTTAATGTATCCACAAGAAGATATGCCTGATCCATATGCAATTAGACGTCTTAGAGAAAATGACTGTAAAGTTAAAATGTACAAAGACGATTTAGTTAAATCAAAAAAGATTGAAGGCATAGAAGATACAGAAATCAAAGTAAGAGGAACACTTCCAAGACGTGTTGCTAAAACAGAAAGATTGCCTGTATGGATTGTAGAAATCAAAATGCCAAGAAGATTTGTAGATGAGTTTAGCACAGAGCAAGTTGAAGCGGCAGAAGATGCCTACATTGATATGGAAGATATCCAAAGTGCAAAAGACCAATCATTAGACCAACAACCACAGGCTGATCCTTTAGCACCACCAGTAGATCCAGGAGCACCTATAATATGATAAATGAAAATATTAGGCACGGTGACTTAGAAGAAGTAATTTCATCTAACATTAGTATAGATGAGTATGAACCTAAAACAGGTAAGAAAGAAGAAATATCTGTAATAGGTTTTTACGTTACTGAAGAAAAAGTTGGAGCAGACCTTAAAAACTTTTTACAAAAAAGTCATTTCAATTTCAGAGATGTTGAAGTAACACCTAATCCAAATGAGGACAATCTTTATATGGTGTTTGTAGAAGTAGACAGAGAAGAAGGATTATTGGATAAGTTAAAAGAGTATGTTTTAGATATAGAAAACACATCAGGCAGAATGAATTGGAAAGTAAAACCTCTCTTGTCAGATGATTCTTTTGATATATCAGATCCATTGTTAGATGAATATGTTATCACAGATCCTGACAAGTATATGACTAAAGAAGAATTTGAAGCAGATAAGAAAAGCAAAAAGGAAGAAAGCATTGTAAACTTCTTAAAAGACAATGCAATAATCCAAAGTGCGGTTCTAGAAAATGACATTCTAACTTTAAAGGACTATAAGTATAACGTACAGTTAGAATTTGTAAAATTTGGAGAAGGAAAGGTAACACTAGAAGAAGCAGGCATATCCGAAGCGGCATTAGACTTCGATTGGGATAAGTCATTAGTGAAAACTTTAGAGAGCATGAGAGGTAATTTAAACATCATACCAATCAACAAACATATAGTATTTCATAATCCTGCTACTGACCAAGTGTTAATAGCAAGGCCATGTTAAGTTTTATACGTTCATTACCATTTGTAGGAATAGCATTACTGTTTGCCTGGGGTGCCCATAGTTTTATTGTTGGCAACCTAAACAAAACTGTAGAACAACAGCAAAGACAAATAGATGTATTAAACCAACAAAATGTGGCATTACAAAGTGCGGCTGAGATTAATGAGAAAACTATTAAGAGTTTAGAAGAAACTGCAAGTAGACAAATAGAACAGATTAGTGATTTAACAGTTAAGTCTAATGAATGGGAAAGACAAGCCAAAGACGCACAACAAATTTTTAAAGACCATAACTTCACAAAATTATCTAGGTTAAGACCTGGTATGATTGAAGATAGGGCCAACAATGCAACAAAGGAAGTATTTGATGCAGTTGAACAAGACAGTAAAGAAGTAGCAAACCTAGATGAGGTTGAGAGAAAAGATGATTAGTGAACAATTAGAAAAGTTAAGAGATTGGCATAACACTCAAATAGATAATTGGATGTACAAATTAAACATCGATGAATACACAGCATATTGGATTTCTTTTTTTAAAGGAGTAGTCCTGACACTATTATTGATATGGATATTTTAAGAAACAGAACATTTAAGACATTTTCAATTATTGCACTTACAGTTCTAATGACTGCATGTGCGTCTAGAGGAGGATATCAACCATTACCTCCAGTCAAAGTAATTACGGAAACTGTTGAAGTAGAGATTTATGCTCCACCTTTACCACCTGAGATTCAACTTAATGATGTAGAATGGAAAGTAATTACCAACACTCCATGCAAACCTGCAACAGGTAAAAAGACATTATCAGAAGGCAAATGGTATTACACTACAGAAAGATTTGAATATGAAGAATACTTTGATGAAGAAAAGCAAGAAACAAGACGTAAAGTAAAACGTGATGCTGAAGGCAATAGAATTGAATTACCACAGTTAGAAGATGGCAATGGTGTAATACAAGTATGTGGTAACTTGCAACAAAAAATAGCAGAAGTAGAATTAATGTTAGATGGTGACTTTGTAATATTTGCAGTTACTCCTGTAGGATATGAAAAAATGTCTGCTAACTTGCAAGAAATAAAAAGATACATTAACCAACAAAAAGATATAATTTACTATTATAGAGAAGCAACTGCACCCAAAGGACCTGATGGTTGGTTAGAAGAGAACAAAGAAAGACAAGAACAACAAGTAGAAGAAGCAAAAGCAGATAACGAACAGGCTTCTGTTGAACCTGAAGTAGAGGAAAACTCAGGTTTTAGTTTAAAATCGCTTATACCTAGTATAGGCAATACAAAAGATTAATTATGACCACCGTAGAACGTATTACAAAAATTATATCAGAAGAACTTAGAATTGACAAGGATAAAATTGTTCCTGAAGCACATGTATTCGACGATTTAAACTTTGACAGTTTGGATAGTGTTCAAGTTGTTTTAGAACTTGAAAAAGAGTTTGACATTGAAACAACAGATGATGAAATCGATAGCATACAAACTATCCAAGATATAATAGATTTAGTAGAAAATCTCTCCTAACTTTGTCCTTGACTTTCATTTTTATAAAGTGTATAATTAAGTCATGGATCATTATCAAACATTAGGTGTATCACCTCAAGCAGACGACAAGGAAATTAAAAAAGCCTATCGTAAACTTGCGGGTAAACATCATCCAGATAAAGGTGGAGATGAAAATGAATTTAAGAAAATACAACAAGCATACGAAACTCTTAGCGATCCTGCAAAACGTCAGCAATACGATAATCCAAATCCATTCCAAGGCGGCGACCCATTTAGTCAAGGCGGCTTTAACTTCAGAGGAGACTTTGGAGATGTATTCCAAGAAATATTTGGGGGTGGATTTAGACAGCAACAAAGACAGCCAACAAGGAACCCTGACGGAGTAGTAGACTTACATTTAGAATTACATGAAGTTTATCATGGTGTAGAGAAAATGATAAACACAGGATATGGTACATTTAAAATTACTATACCTGCAGGAACCAGACATGGTACTAAATTTAATATGCCTGGTAAAGGTCCAACAGAACATCAAGGATTACCACCAGGAAATTTAATTGTTAGATGTTTTATACACAATCCACCTGAATGGGATAGACGAGGCGATGACTTATATTGTAGAGTACAGATAGATTATTTAGAAGCAATGACTGGCACTGAAGTAAGAGTTACTCAATTGGATAATAAGCAACTAGATATAAAAGTGCCTAAAAGAACAAACCCTGGATCACAACTAAAATTACAAGGAAAAGGTATGCCAAATCCTAATAATGGTAGGGCAGGAAACCTTATTGTTGTAGTGGAAGTTGTAAGTCCAAACCTAACAGAAGAACAGATTTCAAGAATAGAAGATATTAAAAACAGCAAAGAGTAAATATTAGTATGAATGGAGTAGACAACGTAATAGAATGTGCAATTGAGTATGCTGAAAACAGAAATCATGAATATGTGACTGTTGAGCATTTGATGTTGTGCCTATTAGAAACACCTGAGATATCAGAAATAGTAGATGCTATAACAGATGATAAAGAAACTGCTATTAATGATTTACAAAATTATCTAGATGATAAAGAGTTCAATGGTTTAGTAGGCGAAACACAATGGGATGGTAAACCTAAAAAGACTGCTACTGTAGAACGTGTTATGCAAAGAGCATTTGCACAGGTAATTTTTAGTGCTAGAGACCAAGTAAATCCTGTTGATATATTTGTAAGCATTTTATCTGAGGATAAATCACATGCAACATACTTCTGTGAGTTAAATGGTATTAATAGATTAGCAGTAGTTGAATACATTACTAAACATATTACTACTGCTCAAAGTCTTAAAGAAGCAGAAGAATTTTTAATTAATCTAAATGAAAGAGCGGCGGCAAGTGAAATAGATCCTTTAATAGGAAGACAGGATGAAGTCGAAGATGTTGTTCACATACTTGCAAGACGTAAGAAAAATAATCCACTGCTTATAGGAGAACCTGGTGTAGGTAAAACTGCAATAGCAGAAGGACTAGCATTAAAGATAGTAGAAGGTCAAGTACCAAATGCATTAAAAGAAAAAATTGTATATAGTTTAGATGTAGGTGGACTACTTGCAGGAACTAGATACAGAGGTGACTTTGAAGAAAGAATTAAAATAGTTTTAGATAGTTTAGAAAAGAACAAAAACGTTATACTGTTTATTGATGAAATACATATGATTATGGGTGCCGGTAGTGCTGGTGGCAGTAGTGTAGACATAGCAAACTTAATGAAGCCAATATTAGGTAGAGGTAAGTTGCTTACTATGGGTGCAACTACTAGCGATGAATATAGCACACACTTTGAAAAAGATAGAGCATTAATGCGTAGATTCCAAAGAGTAGAAGTTGAGCCAACTGATGTTGAAACTACAACAGAGATTGTAAAAGGATTACAACCATACTTTGAAGAATTTCATCAAGTTAATTATGAGATTGACTTGTTAGAAAAAAGTGTTGATTTAGCAGACAGATATATCAAGAACAAATACTTTCCAGATAAAGCAGTTGACGTTATGGATGCCGCAGGTGCAAAAACAAAATTAAGGGGAGAGCAAACAGTTCTAATGGATGATGTACTTTCTGTTATTAGTAAGATGAGCAACATTGGTAAAGATGTAATTGATATAGACAGCACAGAAGGTTACAAGAGTTTAGATAAAAGAATTAAAACAAAAGTGTTTGGACAAGATGATGCAGTGGATCAAATTGTAGAAGCAATACTTGTTAGTAAGTCTGGATTAAGAGAGCCTAACAAGCCTATTGGTTCTTTCCTACTATTAGGTCCTACTGGTACAGGTAAAACTGAAACAGCCAAACAGTTAGCAGAACAATTAGAAAGCAAACTAATACGTTTTGATATGAGTGAGTATCAAGAAAGACATAGTGTTAGTAAACTAATTGGAGCACCTCCTGGTTACGTTGGACATGCCGAAGGTAAAATGGGTCAAGGTCAACTACTTACAAGTGTTGAAGAAAATCCTAATTGCGTACTTCTATTAGATGAGGTTGAGAAAGCCGCACCAGAAGTACTACAGGTATTATTACAAGTGATGGACGATGGACGATTAACAGGTGCTACAGGTAAAACAACTGATTTTACCAATGTAGTTTTACTCATGACAAGTAACCTAGGAGCCTCTGATGCTGAAAAACTTAAAATTGGTTTTGGTAAAAACATCAAAGAGAATGTAGATGTTAAAGCAGTACAAAGTTTCTTTACACCAGAGTTTAGAAATAGAATAGATTCTGTTATCAAATTTAATAAGTTAAGCACAGAAGTAATACAGAAAATTGTAAAACGTCTTGAAGATGAAATTAACGAACAACTCAAAGATAAAAACATAGAAATTAATTTAGACAATGACACAATAGATTACTTTGTTGAGAATGGCTATGAACCTACAATGGGTGCTAGACCTTTAAAAAGATTATTTGAAGGTGAACTTAAAAAGCCTTTAAGTAAGAAAATACTATTTGAAGATTTGAAAAACGTAACTGTATTTGTAAAAACAATAGATGGAGAATTAAACATTGAAACCACTGAACCAAAGGAACAAGTATAAAGGTTTAGAACTTAGTGGAAGTCCTAAAGTATTCTACGGTAAATATCCTTACAGAATAAAACTAGCAGGTAATAATATTATACCTAGTTGGAACTTTGATGACTCACATGAGGAAGGATATAAAAAGTTTTTAGAGATATGGGATTTTTGTGAATCATATTCTGAAACAGTAAAACTATTAAATGGTTGGTCACGTTATGCTTACTTTAAACATAAGGACACATTTGATATGTTTATTACAAAATTTAAACAACAAATATTAGAAGTAACAGGGCCTTATGATAAAGAGCATTGTTCATTTTTAGCATTAACAAATTCTGAAAACTATTGGGACTATAAACAACATAGTATAAGAAAAGATAATTATTTTAAAAAGTATGATACTAAACTTATTTTTAAATACCCACACGGCAGACACCATGGATCATTCTATGGATCTTTACAAGCATCAGATAAATGGAAAGATACAGTAAAACACTTTAAAAGAATTGGAGAGACTGTTAAAAGTTGTTCGTCCGATGGAGAGATAAGGCAACATCAACGTACAGTATATGTCAAAAGTGAAGACTTAGATGACATTTTAATGATTCTAAAACTAAAATATAATGATTGTGTTCAGTGTATCACCAGTGTATTGGTCGTTGAAAATCTCTAAAAGCGATAAATACAAGTATGAGCATCAATAGAAAATCAGTTTTAATGCAGAGTTCAACAGGCTCTACTATGTCTTTGACTACAAGTAATGTAGAAGGAGACAGTTATTATGGATATTCAGACGGTATTCACACCATAGCAATATCATATAACTCATTTAAAGGCAGAGTTAGTGTACAAGGTACTCTAGCACTTACACCCACAGACGCAGACTTCTTTGACATACAAATACAAGGAGGTTTAACTGCGGCGGCAGGTGGATATAAACAATTTCCAATTTCAGGAACAGATGGGTTCACTGGAGTAGAAGCATATACTATCACAGGTAACTTTACTTACTTAAGAGTTAAAGTAGATAGAAGTTATTTGGGCGATGGTACCACATACGATTCCACGTATGGTGCTATAAACTATATCAGATTATCAGCATAATTTAAAAAATTATTACAAATCACAGTCAAGCCACGAGTTCTAAAGACTGTCAACTTTGCCAAAAACGATAAATACTGTTTATAACATAGGATATATCGAATGGCAATAGGATCAAATGAAACAATATCTTTTAATTTAGATAATGTTACTGACAATCAAATATTAGTATATGATGCCTCAACAGGTTCATTTAAGAATGAAACTTCGGCAGTAAGTGCCAATGCTAACGTAACTGGGCAAGGTAGAAACGTAGGCTCACAAGGTGTTGGACTTTACAAACAAAATGATGGTTCATATTTAGAATTTTACAAGTTACAGTCTGGTGCTAACACCACATTGACTTTGACTGACAATGTACTTTTTATTGATGCAGTTGTTGGTGCAGGATCAACTACATTAGGAAGTGCTAATGCAAACACAGTTTTAGTTGCAGATGCTACTGGTAATGTATTAAATGGATCAGACAGTTTAACATTTGATGGCACAACATTTAGTTTCTTAGGTTCAGGCAACAATGTAACAGTAGCAAATGGTTCTGTTACTGCAAATAATTTAGTTACAACAAACTTAACATTTGCTGGTATAACAATGCCAACAGCAGACGGTACTGCTAATCAAATACTAGTAACAAATGGTTCAAACGTATTAAGTTTTGCCAATCAACAAGATATATCCGTAAAAACAGACAATACAGCCTTTAATGCTCACGTGGCACAAGCAATGGTTACCACAGCCAACAATGCTCCAGCATTAGATAATACATATGACTTAGGTAACAGTTCAAACAAATACAATGAAGTGTTCAGTACATACTTTAGAGGTACGGCTGACCTGGCAGTAAATGCCACTAACTTAGGATCACAACCCGCGGCTAACTATAGACTAGCGGCAGACAGTTATACATCAGCACAAGTTGATGCCTTAATAGCCAATGTAGATACTGCTAATACTAGTGGATTACTATCCAATATTACAGTTACAAATGGCTCAACACAGTTTGTAGAAACAACAGGTAAGGTAGATTTAAGAGGTGATGGTAATATTACTATTACTCCTGACACTACAAACAAAAGAGTTACTATTGGATTTGATGCAACAGACATAGCCACAAGAGCATTTAGACAAATAGCAGTATCAGGACAAAACAATGTAGTTGCAGACAGTTCTTCAGACACATTAACATTTGTTGCTGGTACTAACATGTCAATTACAACAAGTGATGCAGGCGATAGTATTACATTTACAAGCACCGGCGGAGGCGGCGGTGGTGGAGGAAACAGTAATGTTTCCCTAACAGATTTCAGTGTTTCAAGTCAAACACCAAGTGGTAACGGAAGTTTATCATATAACAATGCAGGTGTATTTACATTTACTCCTGCTAACATTCAAGCAACAACTCAAAGTTTAAGTTGGAATGCAGGTACAAGTTCATTAAGTATTTCAAGTGGTAACTCAGTTGATTTAAGTGTATTGGCGGCTCAAGACTTAACCATTAGTGGTAATGTTATAAGCCTTACAGGACAATCAGGTAATGTAGATTTAACAAGCACACTGGCAGGCGTGGCAGGTAATTATGGTGACAGTAATGTTGCATCATACCTCTCAACTAACAACTATGCAGACCAATCCTATGTTAATACAGCAAATTCAAATATGCAGTCTTTTGTTAATACTGCAAATACGAATGTTGTAGCATACGTTGACAATCAGGTTACATTATTAAAAGGCGGAGCCAATGTCAATTTAGACAGTTTGGCAGAAGTTGCCAATGCCTTAAACAACAGTAATACACAATTATCCACAGTAGCATTTACTGGTAATCATACAGATGTACAAAACAGACCTACTATATCATTAAGTGGTAGTGACCTAACATACGATGGCACCACACTAGATTTAAGTGGGTTGGGTGCTACAGGTCCACAAGGACCACAGGGTAATGCTGGTACAGATGGCACAACTATTTCAAGTGCATCAGTAAGTGGTGGTGCATTAACACTCACATTAAGTGATAGTAATACAATAAATGTAACAGGTAGTGTTGCAGGTCCTACGGGTGATGCAGGTGCTGACGGTACAGACGGTGTTGGTATAACAAGTGTAAGTTTAGTTGGTGGTGCTAATTTAGTACTTAACTATTCAAACAGTTCAACGCAAGATGTAGGAAACATCAAAGGCCCACAAGGAGCCACAGGATCCACAGGCCCAGCAGGTGCAGGACTTAATGACGTAAGTGTTACGACAGCAAGTAATAGTGGCAATGGTAGTTTATCATATAACAGTGGTACTGGTGTGTTTACATTTACACCACCAGACCTTAGTTCATTTATTACAAGTGATAGTGACGCACAAGATTTAACAATATCTGGCAATGTAATTAGTTTATCAGGACAATCAGGTAATGTAGACTTAACAAGTATTTTAGGAAGTACTGACATTGTTTCAGATACAACACCACAACTAGGTGGTTCATTAGATGTTAATGGACAAGATATAACAAGTGCAAGTAATGGTAATATAGAATTATCACCACATGGCACAGGTAGAGTAATATTTAAAGGTAACTCCGGCAACGGTGGTAATGGTGCAGGACGTTTCCAACTTAACTGTGAAAACAATTCACATGGTATTACAATACAAGGACCTCCACATAGTGCAGGTGCAAACTATGTATTAACATTACCAAACGATGATGGTAGTGCTGACCAAGTACTTAAAACAGACGGTAGTGGTGTACTTAGTTGGGCTAACCAATCAGGTGGTGGTGCAAGTGCATTAGGTGATTTATCAGATGTTAGTACATCAGGTGCGGCATCAGGACAAGTTTTAAAATATAATGGTAGTAGTTGGGCACCAGCGGCAGATAATACTGGCGGTGGCGGTGGAGGTAGTTCATCTTTTGAATACTTCAAACTATACTATACATCTGCAGGAGCAATAGACACAGCACAAGGCTCAGGTGGTTATAGTGATGCAAGTACAAATATTGGAAACGTTACTATAAACAATGCGGCATCAAACAGTTGTGAAGTCATAGTAGACTTCGGAGGCAACTATAATTTCCCTCCAGTAGCCATAACAGCATACGGGTACAGTCAGTCCACATCGGAGTATTTGATTAAAGGGCAGAGTGCAAGTGTAAACAATACTACTTTAAAACTAGCAGGAAGTGGTTCACCACATGGATCATTGGGTACTAGTAATGTGACATTATCATTAACAAGAAGTGAAACAGGTTCAAGTAGTGGGTTTGGACAAACAACTCATGCTTGGATATACTTCTCGATGGGGTCTTAATAAATGGCTGATACTATTTTTAACAAAAGTGCTGATTCAACATTAGACGTTTACAAACCCGCAAAGGTATTACAGATATCTTTTACTTCAGCAACAGGATATAAAAACTGGACTCACAATGATGGAGAAGGTGATCCTTGGTGGAGTGGCGGCGGCTCAGCAAAACCTTATCAATATACAATAACTTTTACTGTAACGGAATATGCACATGGTTCCCATAAAACACGTGAATCCAGAAAGTATAATGGCATGGATGTAAGTGTTGGAGATTGGATTGCAGGTTCCCAGGATGGAAAGTGTTTACAGATTGTAAGTGTTACAAGTAAAAGTGCAACATCTGTTACAGTAATTGCAGAGGATATAGACAGATATAATGTATTTAGAAGCAGTTCAGGTTCACCAATATTTGCTGTACCAGGTACAGGTGTGTTGTTTACAATCAACAATGAAGGTAAACCTATGTTAGATCCTCTACCAGCAAGTTTAGTTAGTACAGATTTTTATCCAAACATTGTTAGTAGATTTGAATACATAAATCCACAAGAACATTATAAGTTTACAAAAGATGCACATGGTTTTGCTAGAGGAGATGTTATTGCTATAACAAGTGCAGGTGCATTAGAAAAAGCAAATGCCAGTACAATTAGTAGAACAGTTGGCGTAGTAAGTTATACAGGCCCAGGACCTAATCAATTTAAAGTAAAGCCACAAAACCAAATTATAGATTTCAATCCAGCATTACCAGGTAGTGCTGGAGACTTTATATTTGCTGATACAGATGGAGATTTAACTACAACTGATACAGGCAAAATATTATTTTTAAAAATAAAAGATGCAATAAGCAGTATTTCAACAGGCAATGTATCTAACGGAACAACAACACAAAACAATGTGTTAGAAATAAATGGTACCAATGTTACCTTAAGCACAGGAACAAGTATAGCAAATGCTGTTACAGACATTAATAATACTTCTAATACCTTTGTAACAGCCAGTGAAGCCTCTGTTCCCACAACTGTAACAAGTGATACAAGCGATTACAGTTATGGATTGTTAGGTGGTTATATACCTTTTAGTGGTAATATAACAACAGGCAGTGGTACATATCTTGCTAATGTTACGTCAAGTCCAAGTGGTAATGCACAATATGGTGCCGGTATTGCAAACAATACAGACATCAAAGACACAATAGATGCATTAAGTATTCCTAACTTAACAACAGAAGTATTAGGTGATGGTAGAATAAGACTTACAGAAGCAAATGGTAATGCAGTTACTATAACCAATGTGACCAATGATGCCAACAGTAATGTTCCATTTGCCGGTGATGCCAGTGTAACTGGATTACCTTTAAGTACAAATGCAAGTACAGGAAAGTATTTAAAACTTACTAGAACTGATGGTGGACCTATTGACTTAGAAGATAAGACAGGAACTCCTAGTTCAGACTTTGGCATTACAAGTGTACACAATGGACAATTTCCTTTAGGACTTTACATTGAACATGGTGTTAAGAGTTCAGGAACAACTATTGTAGCAAACATATCAGCCAGAGATGCATTAAGTCCACAAGCAGGAGACCTTGCTTATGTTACTGATGCTGGTGATGGTGAGTGGGCATTGTACTTATATGATGGAAGTGCTTGGGGCGAACTAAGTAACCAAGATAGTGCTAACACAGATGCACAAACATTAACAGTTGACTTTGATACACCAGGTGCAGGCTTTGGTGGAGTTGAAACTGTAACACTTGGTAATGTATCTCCAGGTTCAAGAATAGTTGAAGTTGCTGTAAAAGTATCAACACCAGTAACAAACTATACAGGCTCTGCTCCTACAATAGATGTTGGTGACCAAACAGACATAGATGCTTATATGACAGGTGACATGAGTGACCTATCTGCTTCAGGAACATATACATCAAATCCAGATTATGTATATCCAGCAAGTCAAACAAATGACCTTAACATACGTTGTAAGTTCACACATAACTCAGCAACATTAGGTGCTGTAACTGTGTCGGTAACTTACGTCTAATCCTTTAATACGATAAATATACAAGTATAATGCGTACATAACAGTACGTTCTTGTACATCTATATATAGAAGAAATCCTTAAGGAGTAACAAGATGGCGAATATTAAAAACTTTGGAATCAAAGGTGTAGCCTCCGATGTTCAATATGGAAAGAGTGGTGGGTTCGTAGTTTACGATTCTTCCAACAACAAGTTCCAATTCAAAGACAACGGTAGTTCACTTGAAGATGTAGAGTTTGCAACGGTTCAAGCAGGTACCTGGTCAGGTACTCAGATTGCTGTAACCAAAGGTGGTACTGGTTTAACATCAGTAGCGGCAGACAAGATTATCTACACATCAGGTGCAAACACTTTTGCGGCTTCCGATATTTCGGCATTTGGTAGATCCATAATTGATGATGCAGACGCATCAGCGGCTCGAACAACTCTTGGTTTAGGTACAATCGCAACTCAGGCAAGTGACTCAGTAAACATAGATGGTGGTGCTATTGACGGCGCAGTCATTGGTGGCAACTCAGCGGCGGCAGGTTCATTTACAACAATAAATGCATCTGGCACAATTACTGGTAACTTAACTGGTGCTGTAACAGGTAATTCCTCAACAGCAACAGCATTAGCAAATGCTAGAACAATAACAATAGACGGTGATGTAGACGCAACTGCAACTGCATTTGATGGCAGTCAGAACATTACATTAACAACTACACTTGATAGTACAGGTGTTAGTGCGGCAAGTTATGGTTCAAGTACAGCGATTCCTGTCATAACAGTAGATGCAAAAGGTAGAATTACAGCGGCAAGTACAGCCAGTATTTCATCTGCATTGACTATTGCGGCAGACAGTGGAAGTAATGATACAGTAACAGTTGGAACTGACACATTAACTTTTGCAGGTACTTCAAACGAAATTGAAACAGCAGTAACAAACAATCAAATACAGATTGGATTACCAGATGATGTTACTGTAGGCGGTGACTTAACTGTTTCCGGTACATTGAACTCAGATGATATTACATCATCCACAGTTACAATTACTGGTGACGCAGTTGTGTCAGGAACACTTACAGTAAACGGTACAACAACAACAGTAAACAGTACAACAGTCCAAGTTGATGATCCTATTTTTGAAATAGGTGATCCAGGAATTTCATCTGACGACAACTTAGATAGAGGTATAAAATTTAATTGGCATGACGGATCAAATGCAAAGAAAGGTTTCTTTGGTTATGATGATTCAGCAAGTGAATTTGTATTCATTGCAGATGCTACAGAAAGTTCAAATACCTTTACAGGTACAAAGAGTGCAATTAGAACAGGAGCAATAAACTCCCAGGCAATCACGGCAACATCATTTACAGGTGCCAGTGGTGCTACTATTACAGCATTCTTAGATGAAGATAATATGAACTCTAACTCAGCAACAGCAGGTGCTACTCAACAGAGTATTAAAGCATACGTTGATACAGAGATTAGTGGAATTAGTTCTTCATTCACCCTATCAGCAGACAGTGGGTCTAATGATACATTCACAACTGGTGGAACATTAAACTTTGCAGGTACTAGTAATGAGATTGAAACAACGGTTTCAAACGATGCTATTACAATTGGCTTAGTAAATGCTCCTACAGTAAGTGGCACAATGACAGCAGGTAACTTTACAACTGCTGGACAAATCACAGACGGTGCGGCAACATTATCCGACGGTAGTATTACTGGCGGTGTAGCGGCAACATTCAGTGGTGCTATTACAGGTGGAAGTATTACAGACGGAACAGCAACAATGACTGGTGGAGCCTTAACTGGCTTAACTGGTGCATTAACAACAGCAGGAACAGTAACTGGTGCAACATTAACTGATGGAACAGCAAGTATTAACAGTGGTGCTATTACAGGTGCTACTAATATCACAGCAAGTGGTACAGTACAATATGGTTCATTAAGTGATGGCTCAATTACTATTACTGCATTTGTTGATGAGGACAATATGGCATCTGATAGTGCTACATTGGTTCCAACTCAACAATCAGTTAAAGCATACGTTGATGCTCAATTGACTGCTAGTGACCTTGACTTCCAAGGTGACTCAGGTGGTGCTCTAAGTATTGATTTAGATTCAGAAACATTAGACATAGCAGGTGGAACAGGTATTAGTACAGCAGGAAGTGGTAACACACTTACTGTAACACTAGATAACACAGCGGTAACAGCCGCTAGTTATGGTAGTGCAACAGCAATACCAGTTCTAACAGTAGACGCACAAGGTCGTATAACAGCGGCAACAACGGCTTCTATTAGTACATCATTCACATTAAGTGATGGTTCTAATACACAAACCGTTGCAGGTGGTGATACACTTACAATAGCAGGTACGGCTAATGAGATTGAGGTAACAGTTGGAGCAACTGATACAGCAACAATTGGCTTACCAAGTACAGTAAGTGGACTAACTGGTGTAAGTGCGGCAACTATAACAGGTACAACTGTAACAGATGGTGTAGCAAGTATTAACTCTGGTGCTTTAAGTGGCGTAACAACCATTGCGGCAACTGACTTAACACTAGCAGGTAACCTTACAGTTAATGGTACAACAGTAACTAATTCAGCAACCAACACAACAATTGAAGACCAATTGATAGAACTTGGAACAGGTAACTCTGGTTCAGCAAGTGGTGATGCTGGTATTATTATTGAACGTGGTGACGACAACAATGTATTCATTGGTTGGGACGAAAGTGCAGACCAAATACAACTTGCAACCACAACAGCCACAGGAGCAAGTTCAGGTGACTTGACTCTTACAGATGCTAATTTAAAAGCAGGAACTATCACATACGCAAGTTTAAGTGATGGTGCCATTACAATTACAGCATTTGTTGATGAAGACAACATGGCTTCAGATAGTGCTACATTAGTACCAACCCAACAATCTGTTAAGGCTTATGTCGATTCACAAGTAGTAGCACAAGATGATGGTATTGTAAGAGCGGCTATTACAGCCAATAGTTCTGCAAGTACTTTCACAATTGGTGCTATTCCAAGTGTATCAGGTAGAAGTTACTTTGCCAATAAGGCAGTATTAAAAGTAACAACTGCTTTTGCAGGTGGTTCTGTTGATGGATTCAAAATTACAGATAATGAGAGTTCTGAAACAACTTATGTAACAGCGGCACAGGCTGATCCTACAGTAACAGGTACTTATGTACTTGACTTAGGTATGGAGTCATTAACTTCAGGTACTACACTACAATTAGACGTAGTACAAAGTGATGGTTCTACAGCGGCAGTAGCCACAAGTGGTGCTGTAACTGTAACTGTTGAATATGTTTACAATACATAATAATAGTTAGATAGTAATTTATTACTAGAAAAAGGGAGGCTTCGGCCTCCTTTTTTTATAAATAATAGCAACAGACTCATATGAGTCCTAATATATTAGGAGAAATAAATGGCTATTTCAAAAGCAAACCCAAGTGCAACTACTACAGGTTCAGCATCAGAAGTTATTGGTAAAGATGTTTCTATCTTTTCACTAGACTACATTGTTGCTATCGACGGTAGTGCAGGACCTAGCGGTGCCCAACAAGCCGTTCTTCAAGCAATTCAAGAATCAAGAGTAATTTTAGCGGCTGGTCCTCTATCTAACTCTAACACAGAACAAACTTTCATTATTGAAGGTGAGTTAGATTCTGGTCTTCAAGGAAGAATCCAGGCTTTAGGTACAGTTGATGGTGTAGATTTAAGTGGTACAACTGCTACTGCTCAAACATTATCAATTGCCGTAGGTGCATAATTTTATTAAAAATTAAGAAAAAGCACACTTCGGTGTGCTTTTTTTTGGGTCGAAAAAGGTTGACATGTACCTCTAAAACATGTAATATATAATATAAGGCTATAAAAAAAGGAGTCAATATGAGACAATTATTTTTATTATTTGCATTAATTTTTACATTTAATGCCCATGCTTCTTCGTTTATTAGAGTAGATGCAGAAGTAGTTGGAGTTCAACCAGTACTTAAATATCAAACAGTACATGGTGTTGCAAACGAATACAGAGAAGTATGTCAAGATAGACGTGCTAGAGATAATTATGGTATCTTTGAAAGAGGTACAGACAGCATATTTGGTTCTAATGGAGGCTTTATAGGTTCAGTAATAGGTATTGCTATTGCAGATGAATTAGATGCAAATAACAATGCTAGAATTATTGCAGGACTTTTAGGTAATAGAATAGGCAATGATTTAAGCCACAAAGGCAAATACAAATATAATTGTGAGTTCAGAGAAATCCCCGTAAAGACCAGCCATGTTACACAGGTTTTGGACTATTATTTAGTTACTGTAGAATATGGCGGATCTTTACACCAAGTAAAAAGAAACTTCCAACCAACTGTTGGAGACAAGATTAAAGTTCAATTCAGGATTAATTAATGTCAAAAGATAACGGTAAGGACGGCGACGATAAGACGCCTGATAATGTAATTCCTTTTCCAAGCAGACCAAAACACATTAGTGAATTAATACCTGACCTAATAGAAGACCTTACAGGTAAACTAACATCAGAACAATTAAGAGACTTTGAGCAGTTTATAAAAGAAAAACACCCTTTGCCTGAGGATACCGGCTGGGAATTGTTGGATACTTTTACTCCAGAAGAGTTAGATGAACGTATGTTTAAGGCAGAAACCTTAGTAGATAAGACGTTTGAATACTTAAAATACATAGAAAGAAACATGTTTAAAATGGAAAGTTCTTTACAAATCAAAGACTTAGAGTGGCTCTCAAAAAACATGCAAAAAATATTCATTGAGATGCAAAAAAAGGTTGACTTTAAGGAGTAAAGACGTATAATAGTATATGTAGGTTAATAAAACGGAGTAATATATGGACACACTACAAGTTAGACCGAACGATACAAATGACATCGTTCTAAGAGCAATGAAGGCAGAGCGACCTATTTTTATATGGGGTGCTCCTGGAATTGGTAAATCAGAACTAGTTCAGCAAATTGTTGATTCAGGTGAGTTAGGTAATGCTTACATGATAGATTTGCGTCTAGCATTAATGGAACCAACCGACCTTAGAGGTTATCCGTTCCGTAATCCAGAAACTAATGCAATGGAATGGTCACCACCTGCCGACCTTCCTAATCAGGAAATGGCAGATGCACATGACACTATTGTTTTATTCTTAGATGAGTTGAACTCTGCACCACCAAGTGTACAGGCGGCGGCTTATCAATTAGTATTGAACAAAAGGATTGGTCAATACATTCTTCCTAAGAATGTAAAAATTGTTGCCGCAGGTAACAGGGAGACTGACCGAGGTGTTACTTATAGAATGCCTAGTCCTTTGGCAAACAGATTCAGACACATCAATATGGAAGTAAACTTTGAAGATTGGAGCATTTGGGCAACCAATAACAAAGTTCACCAAGATGTGATTGGTTATCTTACATACAGTAAAGCAGACTTGTTTGACTTTGATCCTAAAACATCTAGTCAGGCTTTTGCTACTCCAAGAAGTTGGAACTATGTTAGTGAGATTCTTAACACTGAAGGCTTTGATACTGCCACAGACTTCCAGCAAAAGGCAGAAGTTGCCGGTGCTATTGGTGAAGGAATGGCTATCAAGTTCTGTGAACACAGAAAGATTGCTAGTAAACTTCCTAATCCAGAAGATGTTCTTAATGGTAAAGTTAAGAAGTTAGACATCAAAGAGAAGTCTGCACAATATTCATTTGCAATAGGATTGTGTTATGAACTTGCAGAACTTTCTGATAATGGAAGTGAAGAAGCATTTGATGAAGGAGTTGATTACTTCTTTGAATTCATCATGCAGAACTTTGAGCCTGAGTTAGTAATATACTCTGCTAAGACTGTATTGGCTGACCACGATATAGATATTAAACCTCGTAAGTTGGCTGGTAAGAAAGAGTTCAAGGAGAAGTATTGGAAGTACCTATTCCCAACTGAATAGGTTACTTCAAACAGTTAAAAACCGTTGTTGTATCCTGCCTTTATAAAAAGGCACATCGTTACTCCTACAACCTACGACGACAACAGTTTTTCCCCCTCTTCGGAGGGGGTTTTTTTTGGCTATTGCATAGTAATATTTATGTAAATATGCCAGAAAAAAAGGTTGACTTTGCCCGTAAAAGAAGTATAATATAAGTATATTGTAAGGAGTATGACAACGTGAAAGAAAACATTTTAGAACAGGCAGTAAAGAATCCTAAGCAGTCTAGTAATCCAAAGGATACTGCTCATAAGGCTCTAGATACTATTCCAGAAACTACTAAGACTAAACAAGAAATTGAAGACCGTCTTATTAGTGCTAGAATTTCTATGCTACTAAACTGTCCTTTCTATGGTAACCTTGCTTGTCGTTTAGAAATGAAAGACGCAACTGACTGGTGCCCAACTGCCGCAACTGATGGCAAATACTTTTATTACAATAGACATTTCGTAGATGCTCTTAAGCAGGGCGAGTTAGTTTTCCTTTGGGGACATGAAGTAGAGCATTGTGTTTATGACCACTTTGGTCGTAGGGGAGATAGAGATCCTATGCTTTGGAACTTTGCAAATGACTATGTTGTTAATAGTGATTTGATTGAACAAAATGTAGGTGACAGAATTACACTTGTTGAAATACTACACGATTACAAATATCGTGGATGGATGTCTGAAGAAGTTTATGATGACTTGTTCAAACAGGCTGAAGAGGAAGGTAGAGTATTTCAACAGTCTACATTAGATGTTCATATTGATATGGACACTAGTGATGATGATGCTGATGGTAATGGACCTGAAGGCAATACAGAAGATGATAATGATGGTAGCAAAGGTCCAGTAAGATATACTGCTGAAGAAAAGAAAGAGATTCAGCAGAACTTTAAGAACGCAACTATCCAGGCGGCTAAGTCGGCTGGTGCTGGTAACTTACCAAGTGGTGTTAAACGCCTAGTTGACCAAATGACTAATCCACAGTTAAGTTGGAGAGAGTTGTTGCCACAAGAAATACAATCAACTTTTAAGAGTGATTACACAATGTCTACTCCAAGCAGGAAAGGTAGAGACGAAGGTTACTACTTGCCTGGTATGGACAGAGAGAACACAATTGATATTGCAATGGCTATTGATACATCAGGTTCAATGAGTGATCCTATGTTGATTGATATCTTAACAGAAACAAAAGGTATTATGGATCAATACACAGACTTTAAAATACACTTGTTCTGTTTTGATACTGAAGTTCATAATCCACAAGAGTTTACTGAACACAACATGGACGAGTTCTTAGACTACGAACCTGCTGGTGGCGGTGGTACTGACTTTGATTGTTGTTTCGATTACATGAAAGAACAAGGCATACAGCCTAAGAAGTTTGTTATGTTTACAGATGGTTATCCTTGGGATAGTTGGGGAGATGAAAACTACTGTGATACTTTGTTTATTGTTCACGGTGGTGGGTATGGTGGAAGGTCACCTGTTGCACCTTTCGGTACAACCGTACAATATGATAGAAAGCCTGGAGATGAATAATGTTCAAACGATTTAATAAACTTACTGAATCTGAATTCACTGCATTAGCAGGTACAGATAAATTTGCACATATGATTAGTAACAAATTTGTTACTGATGATTTTGATATTTGTGAATGGTTGTATGATAATTCATTAGGACAGTATTGTGTTATTAAAGACATGGGCAATCAATGGATAATTTACTTTGAATCAACGGAAGATATTGCTAGAATCCATGCACACTTGGATACACCTTTAGCAGAAGCACCTCCTGTAAACACGATAAATATCCAAGAAGAGTTCAAATAATTGGTGTTTTAGACGCTCATAGACGTCATATAAGCACGAATTAGACGCTCAACTACACACTAGTACCACAGTTAAAACACGTTTTAATAGGGCAAATTGACCAGAAAAATAGGTTGACTTTGGCCCGTTTGGTGCTATAATATATAGATACTGTAGGAGTATTTGATGCACAAAGGCTATATCATTATTGGAGATGTACACAACGAGTCACACTTGTTAGGACATGCTATTGACTATGCCTTGCACAATGAACTCAGAATGGTATTTGTTGGAGACTTAGTTGACTATGGTCCTAATCCAGCAGAAACAATCCACATGGCATACAATTTGATGAACAATCATAATGCTATTTTTATAGAAGGTAATCATGATAACAAGATTAACAGATACTTGTTAGGTAATGATGTGACTATTTCACATGGTATGGTTTCTACTATAGAAGCATTGAAGCACAACAAAGTTTCCGATATGTTTAAAAGCATCTATGAGAACATGTTACCTTTATTGGTTATAGGTGATACTCATATTACCCATGGTGCATTTACTTCTTCATATTGGACTGATGATGTAGATGTTAAGAAGCATGAAAGAGCAAGGTTGTATGGAGAGATAGATAAGTCTAAGCCATTTGTTGAATGGAATGGACAACAATATCCTGCTAGAACTTATGCTTGGGTTGATTCTATTCCTGCAGATAAGACAGTAATTGTTGGACATGATAGAAGTCCTTTTCATGAAGTACCTGCTTTTGAAAGTAACATTAATCAAATAGTTGAATCAACTAATGACCAAGGTGGTACAGTTTACTTCACAGACACAGGTGCAGGTAAAGGTGGATTTGTTTCAGGCGTAGTTCTTGACAATGACGGTTTGGTTCTTAATAGTGTTGAATTCAAATAAATTCTAGCCAAGAATTTAATATCCAATTAAAGCATACTATAAATAATTGTGTAATTTTGATATTACAAAATATATTTTTAATTGGAGCAAAAAACAAAATGGCAGAAGAAGTATCAAACAACGAAGAAATTTCTGAAGGCTTTACACAGGACCAAACTGGCGGACCAGAAGCAGGTAATGTGGAAAGTATTACTCTTAGGGAACTGGATCAAATTGCTCAGATAATTGATTTAGCATCACAAAGAGGAGCATTCAGAGGCGGAGAGATGTCCACAGTAGGACAACTTTACGATAAATTAGCAACGTTCTTAAACAATGTTAAAGAACAACAAGAAGCCGCAAAAGCGGCGGCAGAGTCCGAAGAAGCACCAGTGAGTGATGACGAGGCTCAGGACGGAGAAAAATAATGGCAGAGATGACAAAACATGTAGGCTTATATGGTGACAAACCTTGCGTAGTTGTATTCAGGGAAGTACCAGATGAAGTCGACCAAGCATTAATAGTAATCAGTGATTCACTAGAAGGACAATTCCATGATGACATTATGTCAGTTGTTGATAGTCCTGAAGGACAAGAATCAAACAATGTGAGCGAAGTGTTCTTTAGACGTAGACTTACAGATGGTGAAAACATGCTAGAAGCATTACACACCAGAGGTAAACTTACTAAAGTTCCAGTGGACATGGTTAAACTTACTCCTGCTCCTAATCAATCAGTAGAGTTAGCAGAAGTAAATGCTGAACTATCAAAAATTGAAACAGGTTCTAACCCACCTTTAGTTACTGAACAAAATGTTGAGAACTTATCACAAGGCGATGTTCCTGTTGATGAAGCAGAAGATGGTAACCAAGTTGCTCAAAACTTATTATCTCAGGCATCACTTCTAAGAGAAGATGCTAAGGTACTATTAGGCGATGCAGACAGTAAAGAAGAAGAAGCATATAAACTTGCTCCTGAACTTAAACCTAAGAAAGGTCCAGGCAGACCTCCAAAAAGTGCATCATTAGACGTATAAGTCTAAAACAGATAAGTAATATAACAGAAGGTTATATTAAAACCTAATAGTAGGAGATAAAAAGGTGTCGACTCACGACGTAAAGATTGTATTAGTCGCAAAACAGAGTAAAAATAATGAGTTTGAGAAATTACTTCGACAGGTATTCCCTCAGGAAATACCAATTGATTTAATCGAACAAGTTGTTCTCGAGTTTGTTGACGGCTCAAAAGCACAACTCGATACCAGGGAGTTAGAACACCCACTGCCTACTGCACCTAACAAAACCTGGCAACAACTTATACAAGCATTTCAGAAAGTAAAACAGATTACTATTGTAGTAGATGTAAGTAAAGTTGAAGAGTCCGTTGGAGACAAAGTGGGTTCAATGTTAGGAAAACACTTCGAATGAAGATAGCCATTACTGGACACTCCAGTGGTATTGGTAGAGCAGTTGACACTATACTATCACTAACCACCAGTTATGAAATAAAAGGATACTCAAAGTCCAATGGCTGGAACATAGCACAGGATGATGGTGAATTAATAATACAAGAATTAATTGACTATGATCCTGATGTACTATTCAACAACGCATACTATCCCCAAATACAAAATAAGATATGTGAAACCTTATACACCGAATGGTCTAATAAAGAAAAAGTTATTATAAACACAGGTTCTATATCAGGATACTTAGGTGAAATGCTAGGTGACCAAGAAAGTGATTATATTAATGATAAGAAAAACATGTCTGAGTTTTGTATCAAAAGCAGTTTCAATTATCCTTGGAATAATAAAACTAGATTATATAATATAAGTTTTGGTTTTGTAGATACTCCTTTAGTAACTAAAACTACTAAAGAAGTTAATGCAGATAATATGATTGAACAAGAAGAAGCGGCACATTTATTAATAGATTTAATAGATAAAAAGCCATATCATATAGTAGAACAGGTTGTGAATTGCAACTTCACAGACGTAAATGAAATGCAAAACCACTTTCAAGTAGCAACTAGAAATGTTTTAAAACATATAGTTAGAAGTAATAAGAACAAAAGTTCTTGACATCAGCCGAAAAATCCGGTATAATTACAGCATGAAACAAAAATTTATTATAACGGATATTGATGGATGTGTCCTAGATTGGGAAGAAGGATTTAGTGTTTGGGCAGAACACCATGGACACGAAAAAGTAGAAGGCTATCAATTCCAATATAGTATTGGAGATAGATACGGACTAACGCATCAACAAGGAAACCAAATGGTTAAGACTTTCAATGAAAGTGCCGCAATAGGTTTTCTCCCACCATTGAGAGATGCACAATTTTTTATTAAGAAGTTACACGAACAACATAGATACAAGTTTATTGCATTAACAAGTTTAAGTTTAGATCCTTATGCTCATGCTTTAAGAGAAAGGAATCTTAAAAAACTTATGGGAGATGCATTCAGTAAAGTTATTTGTTTAGACACAGGTGCTGATAAAGACGAAGCACTAGAAAGACTTGCTAAAAAATACAAAGGCTGTTACTGGATAGAAGACAAGCCAGCCAATTTACATGCAGGTGTAAAAGTAGGCTTTAAGGGGATTCTTATTGAACATGGTCATAACATGAACATAAAAGTTGATGGCATGGTTGCTAAGAATTGGGAAGACGTTTATAATTATATTATAAACAATCAAGTTATACCATCAGGATATTAAACAATGGATATATTATCTTTTATAGGACTTTGTGCATTAATTTTTATTGCATTCAAATTTGGCGGAAGTATTATAGGATTCTTAGCAAAAGTGTCTTTGTTCATAATTGCATGTTTCTTTCTTATACCACTTGCCATATTCATGCTGGCATTTGCATTTGATGTGTCAGTACTTCTTTGGTCAAACATACTAAATTAGTCCAAAAAAACTGGAAAAAAAGGTTGACTTGCGACCTGGTTTTTGCTATTATATATAATGTAGGAACAGGAGATAACGGATGAAACCACAAAAAAGACTTTACACAGGAAAAGAATTGATTGCTCACGCAGTAGCAGTTGATGAATTTCAAGGTGGAAAATACATTAAATCTCATGAAACAGATAGAGATAAAGGTATTGAATCCAACTTTAAGTTGATGTTGCAATTACTTCACACTCCAAAAGATTCACCAATGAAATTGACTGACAGCCACTTTGAAATGGCTGATGAAATCATAGAGTATTTCGAAGGTCTTATTTTTAAGGCAATGACTAGAGACTTGTCTGATTTTGAAAACAAAATTACTGCTCTTATTAAAGCAGATGATATCAGTTTGTCTGGTAGAGATGATAGGTTACCTATCGTTGGTTCTTTGCCTAATGTTTATAGAAACAATACCAAGCATGATGATTGGGCAGACAGAGAAAGGGCTCTTAGAAAAGTTTCTGAATTTGTAGGTGAACTCAAAAAGAGAGGTTCTTTCGAAGGCGAGATTGTGATGGCTAGGTATATGAACAGAAGTAACAGTATGTTGGTTGCAGTTCTTACTGAAGATGATAACATCATTAAGTTCTTCTATGACCTTTATAGAGCAGGTGCTTCTAAGGATATGTTTAAAGAAGGTGAGCAAATTGCTTTCTCTGGATATGTTAAAAGCCAAGAAGTTTCTAAGTTTTCTAAATGTAAAGAAACCTTTTTGAATAGGGTATCTTTTCCTTCCAAAGAAGATAAATAGTATTATAACTTTAACTAGGAGTAATCCTAGACAGTTTATTAACTGATAGAGGATATAATACATGGCAGTCTTTATGAATGCCAAAGGTACACAAAGTTCTGTTTTCCAGATTGGAAAACGTGGAAATAAAATCTTTGGCGCAACAGCAACACCGACAGCATCGGAATGTAATACCGGTGACCTTTGGTTTGATATATCAAACAATGAAACCAAAATAGCAACCAAGAGCGGTGATAGTGTAACTTGGAATAAAATAATCACTGAGAACTTTGGTGACGTAACTATTACAGGTAACCTAACTGTCCAAGGAACTCAAACCACAGTTAATTCAACATCAGTAGAAATTCAAAATGCATTTGTGTTTGAAGGAGCATCTGCTGATGCACATGAAACAACTCTTACAACTGTAGAACCAACTGCTGATAACACTATTAAATTACCTAATGCAAGTGGTAATTTGGTACTGTCTGGTGCAATTGATGTAGATGATTTAGTTGGTACAGCCTATGTTGCAACTGGTGAAGTATGGAACGATAACGATAGTGAACTAGCAACAACAGGTAGAATATCAGACTTTATTGGTACTGAAATAGCAAACAGTACTGTCATTATGCACACAACAGGTGCAGAAACAATGGCTGGAGTTAAAACATTTACTAATGGTGCAACTATATCTAGTGGTGGAACACTTACAGTAACAGGAGCAACTGTTACAGGACTAAGTTCAGATAGTGTTGGAGAAGGTTCAAGTAATTTATATTTTACCAATCCAAGAGCAAGGGCGGCTATCAGTGTAACTGATGGTTCTAGTGCAGGAGATGAACTATCATATAATAGTTCAACAGGTGTAATTAGTTGGGCAGGTACCAGTGCAAGTACAACTAATGTAGATAAAGTTACAGCATTGTCCTTTGGGTCACTTACAGATTATGATGTAATAACCACATCAGCAACACTCACAAGCGACTTTGGTACAGTAGCAAATACTGGCAATACATCTAATGACCATGGATTTATATTTAGAGATTCGGGTTTGCCACAACTACCAAGTTATACAGTAGCAACATTACCTGACACAGTAGCAGGTGACTTAGCACTTTGCACAGATGAAACTGGTGGGTCAACTGTTGTATTCTATGATGGAAGTAATTGGCGTAGAATGGCTGATAGAGCCGTAGCCAGTTAAAGTTCTATACTTGCTTCAAATGTAAATGGATCTTGATCCGGAAACTCTTCATATAGCATACCACTAATTTTGTTTCCTTCATCCTCAGAAATCATTTCTTCTAGTATTATTTCGTGAATGTAAATTGGACCGTCAGCATCTTCGTCATCATAAATTAGTACATCAGCACTAACTTTATTTCCGTCGACACTAACTGCTTGAACAACTTTTGCAGGCACGACACTTTGTACGATGTCAAAAAATTCTATGACATCGTAATCATCTAGTTCTTCTCTAGTATTAAATCTTACAAAGTGTTTAACAAACATAATTAATCACTACTCTTATCTTTATCTGTTCCTGCGTATAAACCGAACCATGCCGCACCGGCACCTACTATAATACTTATCAATCCTGACTGTTCTAAACTAGGATTTTCCAAACCCATAAACCACATAGTGGAATAATATAGTAAAAATACATATACACTTAAGAATAACCTAGGGAATATTCTCCAAGCATCAACGGCTCTTGCCATATGTATCCAACCTTGGTATGGATTCTTACTGCTATCAACAGTTTTAGTATCAATTTCTAGTTCGATATTTACCTTTTTGCTTTCTGGTAAATCTGACATAATGTGTACTCCTATCTGTTATGTATGTATTTATCATTTTTATTGACTTTACCACAATGTGAATATATAATGCAAACATGCTTATAAATAAAATTATACACAGAGGTAAAACACATGGCATTCAATAAAGTATTCAATTCAGAAGAAGTCGCAAGACTCAAAAAACTCATTCAAGAAGGCGACCAAGTATTATATGAGGTCGATGCATTACAAGTAGGACTAAGAGAGACTGTGAAAGCAATCGCAGAGGAAATGGACATTAGACCTGCTATCCTAAACAAAGCAATCAAGATTGCCCACAAGGCAAACTTTGGAGAAGAATCAGATAAGTTCGATGAACTAGAAACAATTCTAGCGGCAGTTGGTAAAGACCAACTATAATATAAACTTTGTTTTAGGAAATTCAATTGAGTTATGTAGACGCATATCATGACAGGGCGAAGGACGTAATATACGTCTCCGAACGTGTTAATGGTAAAAGACATATAGTTACACACAAACCGGAATACAATTTCTATTATGCCGATCCACGTGGCAAAAAGAAAAGTGTTTATGGCGATCCTGTAACGGAAGTTGTCTGTAAAAACTTTAAAGATTTTAAGAAGAACGTAGCAATAAATCGTGCCAGTGGACAGTTATATGAAACTGATATCAAGCCACTGAACAAAACATTAGAGAAACATTATCATCCAATTAGTACAGAAGTTCCTAAACTGCATAGTGCATTTTTTGATATTGAGGTTGACTTTGATCCTGTAAAAGGATTTGCATCTCCTGAAGAAGCATTTATGCCTATTACTGCTATAGGTGTTTACTTGGATTGGATGGACGCAATGGTGTGTTTGGCAGTACCACCTAAAACATTAACTTGGGAACAAGCACAAGAAGTAGCAAAAGATATGCCTGAGGTTATCTTGTTTAGAGATGAAGCACAAATGCTTAAAACATTTTTAGACTTGATTGATGATTGTGACGTGTTGAGCGGTTGGAACAGTGAAGGTTATGATATTCCTTATACTGTGAATAGAGTTATTAAAGTATTAGGTAAAAGCGAAACAAGAAAGTTTTGTTTGTTTGACCAATTCCCAAGAGAAAGAACTTATGATAGTTTTGGTAGTGAGAGACAAAGTTATGACTTGTCTGGTAGAGTGCATTTGGATTACATGCAATTATATCGTAAGTTCAACTATGAAGAAAGGCATAGTTACAGGCTAGATTACATCGGTGAAATGGAGTTAGGTGAAAAGAAAGTAGCCTATGAAGGTAGTTTAGATAGATTATACAATCATGATTTCCAGAAGTTCTTAGAATATAACATACAAGATGTTATGCTGATTGCTAATATGGATAAGAAGTTACAGTTCATAGACTTGGCAAACACTATTGCACATGATAATACTGTATTACTTTTTACTACAATGGGTGCGGTAGCAACTACAGAACAAGCAATTATTAATGAAGCACATCTACGTGGCTTTGTTGTTCCAGATAGAAAGAGAAGTAAAAGTGGAGAAGATACAACGGCGGCAGGTGCCTATGTGGCTTTCCCACAAAAAGGAATACATCAATGGGTAGGCAGTATGGACATAAACAGTCTGTATCCTAGTGTGTTTAGAGCATTGAACATGGCTCCAGAAACTATTGTTGGACAGTTAAGACCTGACTTCACAGATGAAGAACTAGCAAATAAAATGAAACTAGAAAAGAAATCATTTGCAGATGCTTGGCTAGGTAAGTTTGGTACCAATGAATATGAAATGGTAATGGAAAAAGATGTTAATACTGTAATGAAGTTGGACATGGAAGACGGTGGTACAGTAGAATGCACAGGTGCTGATGTTTACAATTTAGTATTTAAAAGTGGACAACCTTGGTGTATTAGTAGCAATGGAACTATATTTAAAACAGACTTTAAGGGTGTTGTCCCTGGACTATTAGAACGTTGGTATGCTGAAAGACAAGAACTACAAGCAAACAAAAAGAAAGCAACTGACCCAGAAGAAATAGCATTTTGGGATAAAAGACAATTAGTTAAAAAGATTAACCTAAACAGTTTATATGGAGCGATATTGAATCCAGGCTGTAGGTTCTTCGATAAAAGAATTGGTCAGAGCACCACTCTGACCGGAAGGCGGATCACCCGCCACATGGGAGCAAAAGTGAATGAGTTGCTCCTGGGAAGATACGACCATACAGGCGATTGCTTAATCTATGGTGATACAGACTCTGTGTATTTTACAGCCACTCCGGCTATGCCAGAAGATATGTCCTTAGATATGGACGGTGCAATCGCTTTGTATGACCGTATCAGTGAACAAGTTTCAGATACATTCCCACAGTTTATGTTAGAAGACTTTAACTGTCCGTTGAATATGGGTAGTGTTATTAAAGCAGGTAGAGAAGTTGTTGGTAAGTCTGGTATGTTTATTACTAAGAAAAGGTATGCTATCAAGTGTTTAGACATTGAAGGATATCAACCTGAGGGTGGTAAATTAAAGATTATGGGAATGGATATCAAGCGAAGTGATACTCCAGAGTTTGTACAAGACTTTTTAGAGACATGTCTAGATGCAACACTAGAAGGTAAAACAGAAAAAGAAGTTATAGAAATGATTAAAGAATTCAAAGAGGAGTTCAGGTCATTGGAACCTTGGAAGAAAGGTATGCCTAAAAGAGCAAACAATGTGACCATGTACACCAAGAAGTATAATCGACAACTAAAAGGTCCTGGTTCTAATGCAACTTTATACAAACTAGATGCATTAAAGAATGAAAGTGAAAACAAAATGATTCCAGGACATGTAAGAGCAAGTATTAATTGGAATAACTTACTGTTTGCTAACAGTGATAATTACAGTCTTAAAATAATGGATGGTGCTAAAGTTGTGGTGTGTAGACTTAAGAACAATCCAATGAACTATACAAGTGTTGCATATCCTACAGATGAAATGCACTTGCCTGATTGGTTTAAAGAATTGCCTTTTGATGAAGAAGGTATGGAAGAAGCAGTCTTAGATAAAAAGATCCAAAATGTTTTAGGTGTTACAGGTTGGGACTTAAAGGCGGCAAATGATAGTAAAACACTAGATACATTTTTTGAATTTTAGGGAGTTAAAATGACAAACAACATGTACGCACAACAAGATTTTTTCATAGATACAGATGGTGCTGGAGACACAATAACCATTACAAACGATGCACCTTATACACTAACAGGTTCATTCAATACTGATACAATTACAATAGATGATGTTGTAGATATGAGGAGACCTTTAGTAGTAGGAGACACAGAATTATCAGAGGACAAAGTAAAAGATTTATTAGTATTATTAGACATCATAGGTGAACTAGATGATGATAATCCTATAAAAGAAATGTTTAACTGTAAAAAAATGTTAAACAAAATAAAAGGAGAAGCAAATGGTAGCGAGTAAAGACCCAGGTAAAGGACACTTTTACGTTAGTCTTGTTAAGAGCGGAATCCGTATATTAGCAGGAGCAAGTTTAATATTTGGTGGAGTTATGTTAGCAGGAGCATTATTAATTGGTGCAGAGGTGCTAGGAATTGTCGAAGAAATTGTGTAATAATTGCTTGACTTTTCTAAATACATACTGTATAATAGAACAAAAATATTATTGGAGATAAAATGGCAGATAATTATATCAAAGACGTATTGAAAGATGTACTCAGACATACACATGATTTGAGTATCTTTGAAATGGTCAAAATAAAAGGTACTTCTGAAGTAACAGAAGTTGAAACTGTTGATGCAGATAAGACAGTTATTCTAAAAGGCACATTGAATAATCCTGTTGTAGACTTTATTGATTCTACAGTTGGTTTGAGTTCAATGGGTGTGCTAAAAGGATACATACAATATCCTGGATTTGAAGATGAGAATGCAACGGTGCAAGTAAAAACTCAAGATAGGAATGGTGAAACTGTTCCAACTGAAGTAGAGTTTGTTAGTGCAGATGGTACAGATGCTCATTACAGATTTATGTTAGCAGACGTAATTAATCAACAACTTAAAGATATTAAGTTTAAAGGTGCAGAGTTTGATGTAACAATTGAACCTTCACAAAAAATGTTAAAAGACTTGACATACTTTAACAGTATCTTAGGAGCCTATGAAGCAAACTTTAGTCCTAAAACTGAAGATGGTGCATTGGTATTTAATGTTGGTGATGGTGCAAGTAACAGAACAAAGATTGTAGTCAACAACAATGTTGATGGCGAGATTAATACAGATTGGAACTGGCCCTTAGATGTTGTGTTAAGAATACTAAGGCTTGGAGACAACTCTACAATTGATATGAGTTTCAACAATCAAGGTTTACTACAAATTAAAGTAGACAGTGGAATGGGAGTTTACACATACTTACTTCCTGCGAGAAGTTAATGAAAGATTTAGGAAGCCAACACAAAGACTATGCAGTATTTCTTCCTGCTATTAGTGGATTCTTTACAGAACTACTGGGCAGATGTAATAGTGTAGAAGGTTATATACCAGAAGTAGATGGTAGAAACAGAGTCCCTAAAGGATTCGAACATGGCTTCGAAGGAATGAATTTCCTAGACAAAGAAAAAGGTTATTACACATATGACAACGCACTTTACTCGGCGGGCCATGCCTATCTCGATTTAGATAGAAGTGCAATAATGGAATACATTATACAAGAAAGAGGACCACATACAACTATTGTAGGTGACTCGGGTGGATTCCAAATAGGTAAAGGTGTAATTAAATTTGACTGGGAAAACTTTTTTGAAACTCCTGCAAGTGGAAACTACAAAGGTGATGCAGATAGAACTAGAGCAAAAATACTTGCATGGTTAGAACAAACTGCTGATTGGAGTATGACACTTGATGTTCCTAGTTGGGCGGCAAAGCCTGGGTTCAGAGAGAAGACAGGACTACAAAACTTCGATGAATGTTTAGCATGTACTAAATTTAACAACCAATGGTTTGCAGATAATCGTTTGGGTAAGACTAAGTTTTTAAATGTATTGCAAGGAACATATTGGGATGATGCTGAGGAATGGTATCAAACTGTTAAAGACTATCCTTTCGAAGGATGGGGAATGGGTGGTAATAACATTCGAGATATGCATATGGTTCTTAAAAGACTTATCACAATGCGAGATGATGAACTATTGCAAGATAGAGATTGGATACACTTCTTAGGTACAAGTAAATTAGAGTGGGCAGTGATGCTAACAAGCATACAACGTCAACTAAGAAAGCATATCAATCCTAATATAACAGTAAGTTTTGATTGTGCCAGTCCTTATATTAGTAGTGCAAATGGATTAGTTTACACTAGAAATAAAATTACAAGTGAACAAATGAGTTACATTATGGAGAAGAGTTTTGATAACAAAGCATTTAGCCATTTTAGTCCAGGTGACTTATCTAGTACTCCTTTCCCTTGGGAGAGCGAGATAGGTAATAGAGTTACTGCTGGAGACTGTAACTGGTATGCTCCTGGTATGTTAAACAAGATTGGTAAAGAAGGTAAAACAAGTTGGGATAGTTTTACATATGGTATCTTAATGAGCCACAATGTTTACATGCACATTAGAGCAGTACAAGAAGCAAACAGTTTAGCAACAATGGAGTTTGAAAACTACAAGTTAGACTGGAGACATTGGCAAAAGAAAGGCAAGAAACTTAATCAAGAAAGCCTTTGGACACCAAGGAACTTATTGATGTTTAATACATTTGTAGAAGAACTATTTGTATCTGATAATCCACATGTATTGTTAGACCAAGCAAAAGACTTCTTAGATGATTTAAGCAACAACAAGCACAAGGATCATGATAGTGCATTTAAAAATAGTGCGGCTAGTATGTTCTTTGATGAGGAGGTTGAACAGCAAGTAGAAGGCGAGTTCGATGAAGTAATGGAAAAAGCACTAGATGATTTAGTGGAGGAGTTGTAATGGCTATCTTAAGTAAAGACGAATACAGGGAGTTTACAATAAGAGTAAATGAACTTGTAGAACAAGGATATGATTTACCACATACAGTAACTACTTTGCCTGAAGGCACATTTGAAGTAAAACTGCATGGTGACGTAGACTTAGAAGAGTTAGATAGATTAACAAATTCAGCATTTGCGAGTTAGATGAAAGCATTATTAATAGGCGCAGGTGGCATAGGACAGAATGTTTATTTGCCACAACTAATGAAGAAAGGGTTTACTGTTGATACAGTAGACTCTGTCTTACCTGCGACTTATGATAATGTAGATAAAGTAGATAGCACATATGATGTAGCAGTTATTTGTACACCTAACTTTACACACTATGAAATTGCAACATATATTGCCAAGAAGAATATAGCACCTGTTATATTTGTAGAGAAGCCTGGCTTTGCTAGTGCTGATATGTGGAACAATACTGTAGAACAGTACAGAGCAACAAAGTTTATAATGTGTAAAAACAATTTGTATAGAGACAAACAAGGTGCAATTACAGGTTATACAAATGATCCTAATGCAGACAAAATGCTGAGATTAGATATCAAATGGCTTAATAATAATAGAGTTCCTAATCCAGGTGGTTGGAGTACAAACAAAAAACTAGCAGGTGGTGGTGTAGCATTAGACTTATTCCCACATTTATATTGTCAGTTTATTAAAATGTTTGACGTAGAGTTCTTACAACATATAACTAGAACATCCTATGCAATGACTCAACAATGGAAGATAGGAGACATGTTAAATTCAGACTATGGAAACGTAGACCCTAGTGGAACATATGATGTATGTGACTTTGCACAAGAAACATGGCAACTGAATGATACAATTATAAACATAGAAGCAGGTTGGAAGTCCGGTATAGATGACCAAGCAATAACAGTTCAAACAAAAGATAGCAGTTACAAATGGAACTTTGGATTATGTCCTGATTATGCGTATGGTGAAATGATTGTGCAAGGACTTTCAGAAGATTATTCTTATCATAATGAAATTGATTCTTGGATACACAAACAATTAGAGGTGTACTATGAGGGTTAAGTTATTGTACACAACAGGCAAGAATGATTTGTGTGAAACAATATGGAATAAGCCTGATCCTGAAAAAGATGAGATAGAAGTAAAAGCAGTTATGACTGGTTTGTGTAGCAGTGATGTTGCTATGTATCAAGGTAAGTTTACAACATTGCCAATGGATATTCAAGGACATGAAGGACTTGGTGTTGTTAGTAAGGTTGGTAGTTTAGTAAATGCAAACATGGGATTGAAGGAAGGCGATATAGTTGCAACTAGAGGTGAGCCTGGCTTTGCAGATTACTACAATGCTAAACAAGGAACATTTGTTAAAGTTCCTAAAGCAGATCCTAAATATATACTAGAGCCTGTAGCATGTGGTATTAATGTTGCTAATGCAGTTTACAATCACAGTGAAGATAAAGAACAAACAATAGCAATTATTGGCACAGGATTCTTAGCAAGAGTTACACATTATGTTTTAAAACGTGCAGGGTATAAAAACTTTTATGTATATGGTAAAGCATATCCTGAGCATTGGGAAAAGCAAGATGTTGTAAGAATGACTCACACAGGATTTCATTTACAAATGCCAACAGGAGTACAAGGCTTTGATGCATTTATAGATTATTCAAGTAAGCCACAATACATTACAAGCAATTATGTAAATGAGAATGGTATATTTGTATTGGCGGCTGAAAAGACTGTAGACAATCTAGACTTCAGCAAGTATCTTTGGAATAACATTACAATAAAATGTCCTAGTCCAAGAGACAAAACATTTTTAGATTCTATGAGATATGCTAGAGAATGTATTAAGAGCGGTAGTTTAAAAGTTTCTGATATGTGGGAAAAAGAATATTATAGAGATGACGCCAAGAATGCTTTTGAAAATAAAGCAAATGGCATAGATAAAGGGAGAACTTATTTAAAATGGATTTAGTAGAAGTTACAGATATATTGTTTTTGCCAGTGACATTGTTGTTCACTATACTTGTTGTGGTAGCAATAACACTTGGATTGTTTTTCAATTGGGTTACTAAACAAGATGGTGGCACAAAAGGTATAAGCAAAGACGAATATACAAGTCCTTCAGGTAAGAAAAGGACTGCTAAAAAAGAACGAGAGGATTACATTGTCTGATTTATATTGGGAGACAGCATACATGTTCTATATATTAGAGTGGGTATGGGCTATCTTTATAAATGTATTATTAGTATATCTAAGTTATAAGTTTGTAACTTGGGGTATAGGCGGTGGCGTACAAAGATTATTTAAAAGGAAAAAGAAAAAGAGTGATATAAACAGCGGAGCAAAATATGGCTAAAGTAGAAGGAAGAGAAAACTTTGGAGATGATCCTAAGTTCTTTATAGGTAAAGAAGTTGAACAAACTCCTTTAAAAGGCAGAAGAACATTGTTTGTTATTGGAGCACAGAATCCAAAAGAGATTCTTGCAAGATGCTTAAACAATAAAATTGACCATGTGTACTTAGGTTGTGCAGATTCATTTAAGCCAACTAAGAGAGAAGATTGGTCTGACTGGGATTTTATTATTACTACTTTACTAGAAGCAGATGTTTGGGTAACACTAGACTTTGACAGTGGCTTTGCTAATCACAATTACTTTCAAGATTATAAATGGAATGAAAATGCAAAATTTATTCCAATGATTGCAGTTAGGTTACCTTATATAGACAAGTTTAATTATAATGCAACACTAAAGTTAGATGACAAATCCTTTGAAGGAACTAACACAGGTGTTTGGTGTCATCAGTTGCATGATTTAAAAGACAGATCCAACTATACCGATTGGACCGAATATGTTGGAGATGAAGTAATAGAATAAACCGGGAGGAATATGAAATATAGTTTTAAATTACAGGCGCCACTTGCCACATTCTTGTTAAGAATACCACTTAGTGTGATGTTCTTCCAACAAGGATTCATGAAGTATAATGGAGATATGGGAGCAGAAGCAGAGATGTGGAACTTGCCATATATTGTATGGTGGTTTGTTACATATGGTGAGATAGGTTCTGCTATTGGACTTTTAGTTGGAGGTGTAATAGGTGTTATACCTTGGCACAATTGGTTCAGTAAGTTCTATCAAACAGTTATTTGGAACATAGGTGATATATTAACAAGGTTTAGTGCTATAACAATGACCTGTGTTGTAACAGGAGTTATATGGTTAATGCAACCTGCAAGTTTATTAGATGTCATATTGTATGACTACTTGCATATTAGTTTATATGTAGTTGCATTATATTTCGCCCTTAGGGGTAATGCTAGATACGGAGCATGATGAATGAGAGATTGGTTTGCAAAGTCAATGACGAAGTTTTTCCGTTTTATCGCGGACACCTTCTTTGCAAAAAGGTATGGACATAGAGCAGTTGTATTAGAAACAGTTGCTGGTGTACCAGGTATGGTTGCAGGTATGTTATTACACATGAAGAGCCTGCGTAAGATGAAAACAGGATATGGTCCTGACATTAGAGAGATGTTAGCAGAAGCAGAAAATGAAAGAATGCATTTGATGTTCTTCATAGAAATAGCAAAACCTAATTGGATTGAAAGATGGTTAGTCCTTTTGGCCCAAGCAATTTTTATGATATTCTATGCAATCTTATACATTTTTGATTATAAGACAGCACACAGAATGATAGGATATTTTGAAGAAGAAGCAGTAAGAAGTTATACAGATTATCTTGCATTGGTTGAAAGTGGAGCAGTGGAAAATGTACCTGCACCAGAGTTAGCAATTAAGTATTACAAGATGAAAAAGAACGCCAAACTGTCTGATTTAATAAAATGTGTTAGGGCAGATGAACAACATCACAGTGAAGTAAACCACAAATATGCAGACGGAGATACGTCTTATACCAGAAAAAATGGTTGACAATGATTGCAAAAGAGTATAATATATAACAAAATGAAGATTAAACTAGAAGTTGAAATTGATACAAAACACGATATGGATGAAATAAACCAGTTAGTTGAAATTGTTACTGACTTTAGAGATAAACTCATAGCACTTCAAGAAGATGACTTTGACGAGGACTATGATGATTAACACAATAGTTGGAATTATTTTTACTGTGATTGCATTTGGATTTGCGTACATGACATCGCATATGATTTCTGAACGTAAAGCAGGTAAACAGATTCCTTTACCTTGGGAAAAGAAAGATGAAGGTGATAGTTGATGTTATGGGAACATGTAGAAATACTGTTTTGGAGTTTAGTATTCGTTACATGGGCCAGTTATGGAGCACATGTATTAAAAGAATTTATATTGGAACGTTTGAAATAAGGAGAGTAGAATGGAACCCACAATGAAAAAGCCAGCATTTATAAAAACTTTTTTATTAAAGTTTGTAAATGGATGGAGACGTGTAATGGATGTTAGATACAATCCACTAAAATATGTGCCTGACCCTAGTTTGCAGACATACTTTATGTTAGTTTTGTTTATCATATGGAGTGTGTATTTTGGATTTTTAGCATCAACCTATTTGGGTTGGTTTGGTTATAACATAGTTGTAAGTATTATTATACATATTGCTATATTACTTCCTATGGCATTTACTAATGCAGTCTTTGTTGATGCAGAAAGAGATGGTCACAAATGGTTAAAGGAATGGAAAGAAGAACAAAATGCATATAGCATTGTAGCAAATAGGCTAAAGAAGAAAGAAAACTTTAGATTATGGAATCCAAAAGATAATTGGAATGAGGATATTTAACACATGACAGAAGAAGAAAAGAATCTAATCAATGATTGGATTAAAGGTCAATTAGGATTTGGGAGTTGATATGACAAAAGAAGAACTAAAAGCATTGGCACAAGAAAGTGCAGATGAACAACGTGAAGCACAACAACGTGCTGAAAGGAATGAATGTGTATGTGGAACTGTAAATTGTTCTACAGAGTATGCATGTCATACAAGTGGATATTAATATGAGAAGTATTTGGGTAACATTTAGCCAAGAAGGTGTGCATTATTATCCAGGAGCAGATACTAATCCTGCAACTGCTACAGGTGATTGGGATGATGTTAGTTTCTTAGGATACAAGCACAGACATATATTTCATTTTAAAGTGTGGATTGAAGTATTCCACGATGATAGAGACATAGAATTTATACAGTTCAAGAGATGGTTGCAAAGACTTTACAACCAAGATGATGTTCTTGAACTGAATAATAAAAGTTGCGAAATGATTGCAGATGAATTATTCAATGCAATTAGCAACAAATATCCGAACAGGTTTGTGAGGATTAGTGTAGCCGAAGATAATGAAAACGGTTGCGAAATGGATTACCCTGTTGGGGTATAAACTATATATAGGAGAAAGTAATGAGTAGTGAAATTCATTTACAAATAAAAGCAGAGATGGAAACCTATCTTGAAGAAAGTGCAAAGTTCGAAGAGAAAGGAATCAAAGCATCTGCTACTAGAGCCAGAAAAGCACTGGGCAATCTTGGTAAACTATCCAAGAGTAGACGTGCTGAAATCCAAGAAAAGAAAAACAGTATGTAATATGAAAGTATTTTTAGTTGAATTAGAACCAGTAGAAACTCGATACACCGCTCAGTGGAAAAAGCATTTGCCTGTGCAAATGAAAGATGCTGGGTTAGATGTTGTAGTAATCGAAGGTCCAGAAGATGCCCCACAGGATACTACACCTGGAGCATTCTTAAACTTCAGTGGTACTAACTATTGGAAAAGTGAGCAGTTAAAAACTATTAGCAAAATGATTGCTGATGGTGAAGTTAGTGACGGCGACTATTTCTTATACACTGATGCATGGAATCCTACTGTGATTCAACTAAAATACATGGCTGAACTGTTGGGTATAAACATAAAGATTGGTGGCATGTGGCATGCCGGTAGTTATGACCCAGCAGACTTTTTAGGAAGATTGATTGGAGATGCTCCGTGGGTTAGACATGCTGAACGTAGTATGTATGAAGTATTTGATGACAACTTCTTTGCAACTGAATTCCATTTAGACATGTTCTGTAAGGAGTTTGGTTATGAAAAGTTTGAACTAATTAATTCAGGCAAGGCCCACATAGTTGGGTGGCCCATGGAATATCTCAAATCTACATTAGAAGGTTTTGATAGTGCGGCTAAAGAAGATATTATTCTTTTTCCACACAGAATTGCTCCTGAGAAACAAGTAGACATATTTAAAGACTTAGCAGATAGTTTACCAGAATATGAATTTATTGTTTGTCAAGAGCAAACTCTAACAAAGGATGAGTATCATAGTTTGTTAGGTAAAGCAAAGATTGTGTTTAGTGCTAACACTCAAGAAACACTAGGCATAAGTTGTTATGAAGGTGCATTGGTTGGTGCAACACCAATGGTACCAGATAGGTTATCTTATACAGAAATGTATGATGCAGACTTTTTATATCCAAGTGATTGGACAATAGACTTTGAATCATACAAGATGAATAAGGATTTAGTTGTTGCACATATTAGAAAGATTATGTCTGAGCATGATAGAGATTACATAGACAGACTAGCAATAAATCTTTCACAGACATTTTTTAGTGGAGATGCATTATATGATGTCATAAAGAGGAACAGAAATGAATAATGAAAAAGCAGTAGTAATAACAGGTGCAAGTGGATTTATAGGTTCTAATGTTGCAAAACTGTTTGTTGATAGTGGATTTACAGTAATCAATATTGACAAAAAGAAAAGAGAACTAGAAGGTGTAACACAATATCCATTTGAGATTGATAACAAACAAGTTAAAGGTGTAATTGAATTAATAAAGCCTGAGATTGTTATCCATATTGCGGCAAATAATAGTGTTCCCATGAGTGTACAAGATCCTATGCCTACTTATACAGACAATGTAATGCAAACAATAAGTTTATTAAACACATGTGTAGAAGCAAAAGTTCCTAACTTTATATTTGCTTCAAGCAGTAGTGTATATGGAACAAGCATACATGAAGAAGGTTGTTTTAAAGAAACAGATCCTACTTTACCAATCAATCCATATGGTAGAAGTAAACAAATATGTGAAAAGATAATCAAAGATTATGCTGACGTGTATGGATTTAACTTTGCTAACCTAAGATTGTTTAATGTAGCAGGAAGTAATGACGGCAAATTTGGATATCAAAAGAGTCCTTTAGTGCATGTTCTTCCTATAATAACACAAAAAGCATTACTAGAAGAGAAGTTCCTAATACATGGAGATGATTATCCTACTGCTGACGGAACTTGCATTAGAGATTATACTCATGTCAATGATGTTTCTAGAGCATTTTTATCAACTGCATACTGGATGTTAGACCAAAAAGAAAGTATCACACTTAACATTGGTAACAATGAGCCAGTAAGTCTAAAAGAATTGGTTGGTATAGTTGAAGAAGCATTAGATGTTACTATGGATATTGAAACAAGTCCTAGTAGAAAAGGTGATATGGTGCAGACCCATGCAGATATTACCAATGCAAAAGAAGTATTAGGTTGGGAGCCAGCCAACTCTATTCAACAAATTGTTGAAGATGAAATCAAGTGGCAAAAGCAGAAAGTAAAACGTAGATAGTTTTACATCTTTAGTAGGAGAAAAAGATGAAATATCAGTTGACATTTGCCAGAAAATCCGGTATAATACTTACATGACAAAATTATATTACAGTTGGGAAGATATTAATGGCATGATGTCAGATATAACTCAACAGATGGCAACAAAGATGTTGAGACCACATGTAATATTAGGTCCAGGTAGAGGTGGATTTCCAATTGGTGTAATGATGAGTCATTACTTTGATATTCCATTTCATGGATTTGAATGGCAGACCAGAGATGGGGTAGTACAAAATTCTAATCAATTACGACAACTTTTGTCTAAATACAATGGTAAAAGAATTGTTGTAATTGATGACATTAATGATACAGGCACAACATTAAAAGGCATACACGATATTGTTGAAAAGGAAGGTATGGTAGATAATGTGAAGTATGTAACATTATTAGAAAAGATGTCTAGTGATTTCAGTGTACAAATTACTGCTAAAGAACTAGATGAAGAAGAGGGCAAACAATGGATAGTGTTTCCATACGAAGAGTGGTGGAACAATAAAACAGGAGAACAACGTGGCTGATAATAGCACTAGTGATAAAATTAAAGCAAAACTAAAACAAGCAGGCAAAAGGTTTTGGGCAGGAGATAATATCTCTGAATACTTAGAAGAAGGCGACAAGCAGAAACTTATTGATGAGTTGACTCCTAAGTTTGAAGCAGTATTAGATGGATTAGTTATTGATATTGAAAACGATCCTAACAGTAATGACACTGGCAGGCGTCTTTCTAAAATGTATATCAATGAATTGATGGCAGGTAGGTATGATCCTATGCCTAAAGCAACTGCATTTCCTAATGATGGAGAAGATAGATATGAAGGTATGCTTGTTGTAAGAAGTGAACTTACAAGTATGTGTTCACATCATCACCAGATAGTAAAAGGTGTAGCATACATAGGTATCTTAGCCGCAGACACATTAATTGGTTTGTCTAAATACACTAGAATAGCACAATGGTGTGCAGAACGTGGAACACTACAAGAAGAACTTGCTAATGATATTGCTAGAGAGATTATGAAAGCAACAGGAAGTAAAGACATTGGTGTTTATGTACAAGCCACACATGGTTGCGTAGAGAATAGAGGTGTACAAGCACATAGTAGTCTTACACAGACAACTGTATTGAAAGGCACATTTAAAGATGAAGCCAAAGTGCAAAAAGAGTTTATGGATAACATTAAACTTCAACAAAGTTTTGCAGGAAGTAAAGGGCAATAATGATTGAAAAGAGAGCAAAAGCATTTGTAACTAGTAAAGGACTAGTGCCAGTCGATAAGATTGCGGCTGAGATAGGTAAAGGTAAAACAGTAGATGGTTTAAAAAGATTGTTTCCTATGTTAAGCACAGATGATATTTTTGAAGCAGTAGAGTTTTATGCAGAGAATACAAGCCTGCCTTTAATGGAAGAAGAAAAAATGCTTACTCTTGCTAATGTTGGTAAAGATGCTAAAGACATTATTATAGAAGTAACTAATTTACATCAAGTTGTTTACTTGAAATTGGTTGCTAAAGGATATGAATTGTATCCTGAAAACAAAGATTTTGCAGAACTAATGAATCAAGGATTAAGAACGTGTTGTTTAGAAAATGTAGAAAGTATTGAGTCCAATACTGCTATATCTGACGAACTACACAATCTGGTAAATAATGCTTTATTTATGGCATGTCCAGAAGTGAACGAAGACTTGCAAAGAACAAAAGATGATTTGGACTATGCAGAATTTTTAACAAGACGAGATAAATGACTGAAAGAATTGGTATAATGTTTGGCTCAACTACATCAAATAGTGAACATACTGCAGAAACTATTTGGGATATTATGAGAGAAACTGAACTACATGATGTTAAAGATGGTGTAGATGTTTTGGAACAATATGAAAAAGTTATATTGGTTTCTCCTACATGGGACTATGGAGCATTACAAGAAGATTATATTGAAGCATGGGATAAATTGAAAACAGTTAATTGGAAAAACAAAAGTGTTGCATTGGTTGGATTAGGAGACCAAGTTGGTTATAGTGATTTATATCAAGACAGCATGAGTACATTGTATGAAACAATCAAAGAACTAGGAGGTCAGTTTGTTGGTTTTACTAGCACAGAAGGACACAACTTTAATGAAAGCAAAGCAACAATAGGTGATGAATTTGTTGGACTTGCTATAGATGAAGACAATCAATCTAGCCTTAGCAAAGAACGTATTGATACTTGGATAGAACAATTAAGGTCCACTTGGAGTTTAGATAATGAGTAACATTATATATAACACAGGTAGATCCAGAGATAATGCCGTAGCAAATGTGCGAAAGTATTATTACAGTGAAATATTTCACAGTATTCAAGGTGAAGGTCACTACACAGGTACTCCAACTGCTTGGATAAGATTCTTCTTGTGTAACTTACAATGCAATGGGTTTGGACAAGAAGACCCTACTAATCCAGATACATATGAATTACCCTTTGAAGAGTTTGATGTGGATACTGTAGAAAGAGTAGAAGATTTGCCTGTGTGGGAACGTGGGTGTGATAGTTCTTATACTTGGGCAAAGAAATTTAAAGGACTTATGGGACATGAAACTCCTGAAGTTATTGCAAACAACATCATAGATATATTGAAAACAGACAGCAATCCAGAAGGATTATTTTTACATCCTGTTAGCAATTTTAGACAGCATTTATGTATCACAGGAGGTGAGCCTTTGCTGACTACAGGACAACAATGTACTATTGGTATATACAATGAACTTAAAAAGCAGAACAATTTGCCAGGGTCAATGACATTTGAAACTAATGGTACACAACAACTTAGACCAGAGTTTATTGAATGGGGACAAAGTATAGACACAGAAATATTTTTTAGTTGCAGTCCTAAGTTATTTACAGTATCTGGTGAGAGTTCAGAAAGAGCAATAAAGCCTGAGAGAGTAGCAGAATACTTACAGGTTAGTAAAAAAGGACAACTAAAATTTGTTGTTGGCCCACAAGACCGTGAATGGGAAGAGATGGAATCAGTAGTAGAGCAGTTTAGAAATGCAGGTGTTGATTGGCCCGTATGGATAATGCCCACAGGTGCAAGGGAAGAAGAACAAGTTGAGTCAGCAGGTAAGATTGCGGAGAAGGCTTTTAAGAGAGGATACAATGTTGCGGCGAGAGTTCATGTGTATCTATTTGGAAATGCAATAGGAACTTAGAAAGGATATAGAATGAAGTATTGGACAATTTGGAAGTATGCAATAGGCAGTTTCTCAGATGAAAAGACAGCAGACTATGACAACTATGTAGCAGTTATAAGAACATTTGTTGTGTTAGTTAATGTTGTGTGTGCATTTTTTATTATGGCAAATATTGTTTATAGGTGGTAAGATGAAGAAGTATGTAATAGGTTTTGTAATTTTAGTGATAGCATTGTTTTCTACTATACCAATTGAAGCAAGTGTAGACTTCGATGGTAAAAAAGTTAGAGTTGCGGCTATAGAAAAAATTGAACCTTTGAACGATAGTCAACTATTAATTACATTAACAGATGATATTGCAGTAGTAAACGTAGTTGGTGTATGTGAAAAATTATCACAAGCAAACAGGTTTAGTTTTGTTATAGAACAAAGTTTTTATATTAGAAAAGGTAATAAGTTTATATATTGGAACATGAGTAACATGGAACAAGAATGTATAATCGATAGTTTTTCTAGAGTAAGTGTAGAGAATGTTGCATGATTACATGTGCAGAATGTGGTAAGGTATTAATTATGGAAATGGTAAAATATTATACTGCAAATAGAAGATTTCATTTTTGTGATGCTTATTGCTCTCATGCATGGCATTCAACACATGAAATTAATGGAGATAAGAAAGATGAAAAGAATAATTCCGTTTAAATTCCACCCAAGTAGTTGGGGGAAGACAGGTAAAGAAAGACAGATTGCTGAAGCAAATTACAGTTTGTCTGGTATCGAACTTAAAAAAGCATTGGCTAATATTGAACAAGATACGCCTGAGGATAAAGCACTAGCAGAACTTCAAGTGGAGTTCGATGAAGGCATGATTGGTCAGTTAGAATTTGACAGACGTCAAGCAAGTGTACTCAAGCAACCTTGGGTAGAAGTTAAGAAGATGCAAGTCAATGAAGATGATCCTAAGCAAGGATATATGGAACTTGACTGGAACGATGAGTTCGTTGCTATGCTAACCGAGAAAGGATACACAGGTGAAAGTGATGAGTCTGTTGTAAATGGTTGGTTTAATGATGTATGCAGAACAGTTTTACTAGATGAACTACAGGATCAAGACTATGGTTTAGAGTCTAGAGATGATGTAGTAGTTATTAACAACAACAACGATGAGGAAGATGATGCTTAAACCTTTACTGGGTATGATAATACCTTTCCTACTAATAATTACATTAGCAGGTTGTAACTCAACTGTAGAATTATTAGATGGATTATGCTTTAATGAAAAAGAAGGGACACATCTTTGTCCTGCTGAAAATAAATGTGAAGTATATACAGTAGACACAATGGGACAAAACGAAAAATTATATGAGTACTGCAAAAGATAGTATAGCCACTGCTAAACTGGCTAGAGTTGTAAATGAAGAAATAGCACCTGCTATTGAAAGATTCATTGCAAGTCTTACTGACGCAGAGATATTGGAATTGTTAAAGAATTTTAAAACAATGCAAATTGATTTAGTTCGTGACTTAAAGAAAGCCGCGGATGCCAGAAGGATTCAAGTTATTACAGGCGATAGTCCTTTTGATACAATCATGGAGGAGGGCATAATGCCCGGAAAGGAGTAAATGCAAAAAGTTGACATAAAAGACATAGGTGGATATGTTGCAAAAGAAGATGATAGGTATGTTGTAAAAGACAATCCTTTCGGCAACACACTTATATTATCAAGCACTTTTCTACAAGCAGGAAGAGAAACTTCAGGTCACAATCATAAAGGACAGGAAGAAGTATATTTCTTTGTAGATGGTGAAGGGGAAATGACTATTGATGATAATAGATTTCCTGTTAAGCAAGGTGATGTTGTTTGTATTAATGATGGTGAGTTTCACAAAGTTCACAATACAAGCGATTTCGGATTATATTTTGTTTGCGTATTTGATGGCGCAAGGAGACATTAATGAAAAAGATATTTTATAAATTCTTATTCTTTGTAATTGATTGTTGGAGATTAGTAATGGACAATCGATACAACCCATTAAGATATATTGGAGATGCTTCAATACAAGGATACTTTACTATGGTATTGTTTGTAATGTGGTCAGTTTATTTTGGAATAGTTGCTACAACTTATATGGAATGGTTTAACTATGATATTGTAACAAGTGTATTTGTACACTTTGGAGTAGTATTTCCAATCATGCTTACCAATTTAATATTCAAAGAAGCAGAAGAAAAAGGACACATTTGGTATGGTAATGTAAGGCAATATGGTCCTAAGAATAAAGGCATATCAGGGAAGATTAAATAATGAATTACTTACTTGTTGACGGATTGAATATGTTTATGAGAGCCAAGCATGTTGGTGGCAAAGGTACTATCGATATGAAGATAGGTATGGCAATGCACATCATGTTTAACAGTATTAACAAGTGCTGGAGAGAGTTTGACGGCAATCATATAGTATTATGTTTAGAAGGTAGAAGTTGGCGTAAAGACTTTTATACTCCTTACAAAGCAAATCGTAGAGTTATAATGGATCAAAGGAGTGTTAGAGAACAAGAAGATGATGAACTATACTTTGAAGCATATGATGATATGGTTAAGTTCTTTAGTGAAAAGACTAATTGTAGTGTCGTACAATGCGAACAAGCAGAAGCAGACGATATGATTGCTACATGGATTCAACAACATCCAGATGATAATCATTATATTATCAGTACTGATAGTGACTTCTATCAACTCTTAGCACCCAATGTAACGCAGTATAACGGTACAACTGACCAAGTAGTTACATTAGAAGGCTTTAAAGATTTAAAAACAGGAGAAGCAGTCATAGACAAAAAGACTAAAGAACCTAAGAAGGCTATTGATCCTGAGTTTGCACTCTTTGAAAAGTGTGTTAGAGGAGACAGTTCAGACAACGTGTTTAGTGCATATCCTGGTGCAAGGTTAAAAGGTACTAAAAACAAAACAGGTATTATGGAAGCCTTTGAAGATAGACATACAGGCGGATATAATTATAATAACTTTATGTTGCAACGTTGGGTCGACCATGAGGAAACAGAACACAGAGTTAAAGATGACTTTGAAAGAAACAAGATCCTAATTGACCTAACTGAACAACCAGACGAGATTAAAGAATTGTGTTTGACTAGAATGAATGAAGGCAAACAGAAAGATCCTGTTGCTAACATAGGCATACACTTTATGAAGTTCTGTGCTAAATGGGACTTACAAAGAATGAGCGATAATGCTCAAAACTATTCAGGAATGCTAAATGGCAGATGTGGATAAAGATGTTCAAAAGATGTTTGATGAGATTAAACATCCAGAGAACAATAAGAAATGGATTTATGAATCAGCAGAAATTAATGGGGTTCATAAAGTTTTTAAAAGAGAATTTGGTGCTGAACCCAGTACCAGAACATTAATCAGTGAACATAACATGAGGAGGTCACAATGATTAAATTTAAAGAGCAAGTAAAATTGCAACAGATAAGCGAAGATGCTTGGATTGTTAATGACGATACTAAACGTGTTGGTATCCTACATAAAACTATTCAAGATAAATTCACTTATGTAGATAAAACTGAAACTATCTTATATGATAGTGAAGCAGAAGTAAAAGAAGCATTTCAAAACAAGTTTTTGTTTAGGAATACTAATAAACTGGATATAAATCAACCAGCAACTTTTTATATTAAAGGCTATGAAGTTGATTATCCTAATCCAGTTCCAGTAGATCCTAGTCACAAAGACTATATGGATGAGATTCCTTTGTTTGCTAAAACAGAAAACAGTGATGTTTATTATGCGGCAGGTTGGTATGCTATTAACTTTGAAAAAGGTTGGAAACATGGTAACTGTCCTAAACTAAGCACTTTGATTACATATGGTTATGAAGGTCCGTTTAAAACCAAAATAGAACTTAAACAAAGACTAAAAGTGTTAAATAAAATAAAGAGACAAGCAAGTAAAGTACATGCAAAATAATCAACCTAATGATATTGAACTATTTGTGAGACACATTAATCATTTATTTGATAAAGGTGAGAAACAAGTAACACTTGATGTTGAATACTTACATAGGATTGTAAAGCAATTAAATGTAGATGTAGCACCAAGTACCAATAGAGATTTAGATAGAGAGATTTATGTTACAGGCGGAAAGTTTAAAGAATAAAGTATCAGGACCAAGACTACCAGAAAGAGTAGCAATAGGTATAAGGTCACATTCATTTGCAAGGGCCACAGGTGGTACTCCTCAGACCAGTGGTGCAGGACAACTAGGTGATTACAAAGAAGGTTGTGGTTACAATAAAATCTTTGAACATAGAGTATTGTGGCAATCAGGATTCTACGATGGCAAGGACGAGGATTGGCGTGATGTAGGAATACCTATGCATGTAATAGAGTCGATAAATAAAGAGGTTAAAGGAATGTTTGGTTGGCATTTCAATACAATTGATAACACCAAACAAGCAATTATAACTTTTAGTGATCCAGATGATGCATTCTGGTTCAGACTAAAACACGTTAAACAAGGAAACACATGAAAGTAGAAATATACAGTAAAACACAATGTCCATATTGCGATATGGCAAAAAACTTAGCAGAGCAAAAAGGTTATGACTTAACAGTTCACATGTTAGATGTGGATTTTGATAGAGAAAAGTTAATGGAAACATTTCCAGGAGCAAGAACATTTCCACAAATTATAGTTGATGGAGATAAAATAGGTGGCTACACAGAGTTTAAGGCTATCGTTGATGGAGCATAATGAGAGAGTTAGGCATGGTGTTGTTAGGGTGTGCAGGATTATTTCTGTTCATGGTGTTTGTGATTTATCCTGACTTAGAATATAAAGGTTATAGTAGAAATAGTAGTTGCTATGGCGAGTGCTATGAAGAATATGTAAGAATTAATGGAACACCAGCAGAGATAGAACAAAGAAAACAGGCTCTAGCCGCCGGAGATCCATTCAGCAGTATTAGAGGACTATGGGCAGGTTGTGCCGCATGTCATAATGCAGATGGTTCAGGTGGAGTTGGTCCTATGTTAGCAGGACAGTCAAGCCCAACTATTATAGAAAAACTAACAACATATAAAAACAATGGAGAGATAGGCCCTATGAGTTCAATGATGTGGGGTCAAGCCGCAAACTTATCAGAAGCAGAAATACAAATGATAGGTGACTTTATACAGGAAGGATTCCCAAGTGAGTAAAACAACAGAAGAACAATTACAAGATATAATCAAAGACAACAATATTATCTTGTTTATGAAAGGTAATCCACACCAACCAAGATGTGGATTTAGTGGTAAAGTAGTTGACATACTAAAAGAATATAAAATTGAATTTAGTTACATGGATATACTTGAAGACCCAGAAGTAAGAGCAACATTACCTAGTGTAAGTGATTGGCCCACATTCCCACAACTATTCGTTAAGGGCGAGTTAGTAGGTGGTTGCGATATTATTACTGAAATGCACCAATCAAACGAACTAAAAGAAGTATTAGAAGGTTAAACATAGTTTTAAAGACCCATTAAAACTAGTTTTTATGATAAATAAGTGTATAGGAGACTATACATGAGCAGACCAAAACCTAAAATACTACTAGAAGCAGTTCATAAGGACACATATAAAGCAGACCAAATCCTGGCGGCTGAAGCAATTTATTCTGTATTCTATCAAGGTAAACCAATTAACCTCAGAACACTTAACAAATTAGTTTCTTATCCAGGCCCTAAGTATAAAAAAGTGTCATTCAGTAACAGTGGACATGCCTTTAATCTTGCAGAAAAACTGAACAAAACATTCAATACAGACGAGTTTCAAGTTATCAAATTAACACAAGGTGATGTCATTACAGAAGACCAAATCACCGGAAATGAATAATAATAGTTTACAAGAACAAATAACAAACAAAATGAGGGAAGAGCATGAGACTCTTAAACAATATCCTTTGACAGATGTTTGTTATATGATATTCAAAAACTTTCAATTAAGTGAAACAACTTGTACAGGTTTACGTCTAACTAAACTTGGATTTACTTTGTTAAAAGAACAATACGACATGTACAGATTTCCAATTAACAAGGAAGGTATGCATAATAATTTGTTGTTAAGACTACACGAACACATGAAGTGGCCCTACTATTTAGATAGAAAGAACTTAATACTGTTCAGTGAGGAAGATGCTATGTGGTTAAAGTTAGTAGGAAATGATGTCGAAAAATTTGCTAAAGGTTTAGACTAAGGAGTAAATAAAAAGTATGATAGGTCCCGTTTACAATACAATATATCCTTGGTACACAGGCGATGAACCACCTTTGGTATTGTATCCTATGCCTAAAACTTTTGATGAAGCAAAAGGTATTACAACTGACTTTTGGTGGTGGGGAAAAAATAGACCAACTAGATTAGAAAATCAGCCAGACATAATGTTACGTCATACTGGATTTGCTGAAGAAGGACCATATGGTGCACCTCCTTTAACTGCAGGACATAAAGAATCACTGATGGATAGAATACATTGGAGTAGAGATGAATATACTCGTTTCCAGTTTTGTCCAACAGATACACTATCTACTTGGGAAGGTAATGAGAGACATTACCAATTAGCAACTAAAAGACGTCAACAAGCAATAGACAATGGCAAATGGGGAGAAGATTGGAAGGAACAAAATTATCAAATAGATTGGGGATATAGAGATAACTATTCCATAGACGAACTGTTATATACTGTAAACTCATATGGCTTTAGGGCAGATTGTTTTAAAAAAACAAAACAGACTAATAAAAAGAAAGTAATGACATTAGGTTGCAGTTTTGCATTTGGTGTAGGTGTTAGAGACAATGAAAACTTTGCTTCTTTGATATCAAAAGAACTTGATGCAGTAAATTGGAACATGGGTGTAGGAGGCAGTTCACCTAAACTTTCTCTTTTGTTGGCAGAACACATGTTTAGAATAGGATATGTTCCTAATATTATTTGTTGCAACTGGTCTATAATTGCTAGAAACGTTTTGGCTAACAAAACTAAGTTTGAAAAAATGTTAGATGTTCCTACTAATCATTTTGTTGACGAAAAATCTTTAAAAGAGAGACAGGAAAATTGGAAATCTATTGCTGAATCAGACAACTATTCAGACTTGGACCCACAAAAAGAAGAAGATGATTATCTTCAATCCTGGGACAATCCAAATAATAATAAAACTTGGGGTTATCATCCACAAGATGTAAATGCTCCTTTCAACATTAGAGACTTAAATAACTTGCTGAACACTATTAAGAATACAGATACTTTTCAAGCACAAATACGTTATAATAGAACAGAACAAGAATTACTAGACTTCAACCATTTAAGAACAAAGTTAGTTTATATGTGTGAGGCATATGGTGTAAAATTATATGAAACATTCTATGATGCTTCAGCACACAGATTAGCATTAGATTTATATAAAACTGAACGTTATTGGAGAAGTGGGATACCTTTTCATACAGGTAGTTTGAAAGTTGATATGGGAAGAGATGGTAGCCATTGGGGTCCTAAATCACATGAAGTAATTGCTAATCATTTTCTTAAGTTAATAAGAGAAGACAAATGAGTGATGTATCAAAATTTTACGAAGACAGTTTTCCAAATAGCAATGGCATAGTTGAATGGTGGGGAGGTTATGCTAAAGAAGAAGTATCAGAGCACGAGTACAAATATTATGGATTAGATAATCCTAATGATAATTGGGACACTGAAATAGCAGAAATGTCTGAATATAAAGACATGACATACAAGTTAAACAAGCAAGGATATAGAAGCGATTCTTTTGAAGATAACAAAGATAACGACAAAACAAAGTTCTTATTCTTAGGTTGCAGTATTACATTTGGGCAAGGAGTTCCTGAAGATAAGATGTATAGTAAGGTAGTTGCTAATCATTTTGATGCTGTACATTGGAACTTATCACGTGTAGGAAACAACACAGAAGCCTGTTTGTTAGCATTAAATAACTTTATACAAGCAGGATATAAAGCAGACAAAGTTATTATACAATATCCCTTTTGGGAAAGACAAGTATATGTAGGCGAGAACGAATTTGTAGAGTTTCACAAAGAAATTGTTAATGAAAAACATAAGAATTGGGTTATTTCAAGCAATCCAAAAATGAATGCTTGGAACTGGTGGTTATGTGCTAAAGCAATTAAAGGTATTTGTTTGGAAAATAACTTGGAACTAGTAGAAATAATCACACAACACAAATACACAGAATATCTACCAAATGCTTTAAACTTTCGTTCACATTTTGATATGATTCCAGCACACATATCTGATAAACAAAAAGTTGCTAGAGACGGAGTTCATCCAGGTCTTTTACCACAAGAAATATTTGCAAAAGCACTAATTGGGCACTTAAAAGGCAATAAAAACACAGATCCTGTACAAGATATACTGCAAAATCCCCTATTTTAAGCAAAAAAATACCAAAAAAAGTGGAAAAAAAGGTTGACTTTACCTCTAAAATCCGTATAATATACTTATATTGTTAGGAAAAAGGAGTAATATGTTCGTAATAGTAGACAAGAGTAACGACAGCATACACCAAGAGCCAACTAGGCCTTCTTGGAAAACTGGTTACTATAAATCAGAAGGGGCGGCAAAGGCTGGTATTACTAGAACTATCAAGTTCTATGAAAAGGCAGTTGCTGATGTTGAGGAAAAAGTTGCTAATGGTGAGAAAGAATATTCTTCAAGAATGTACAATGCTTACCGTGATGCTACTGATCCTGATTTGGGTAGGACTCATAAAGCAGACAGAAATAACTATAGAGTTATGTCTTCAGAAGAGTATGCTTTGATTGAGCCTATGATTACTAAGACTGGTAACAGTCCTTACAATGGTGAGGAGATTACTGTAACTCAGTCGATTAACACACCTCACTACATGGACCCATTGAGTGAGTCATACTGGAGTCGGTAATGAAGTTTCATAAACAAGTAAAAATACCTGGTATGACTATGGAGCAGATTGTAGATGCTCTTCGTAACTCAGAGTTAGAAATGAGACCAATGAGGGCTGAATACAGTTTTGAGAAGAAGTTCAAAACTACTAACACAATGTCAGACTTCAACATTGTTGTTGAAGATGAGCAAGTTGAAGTTCAGGCTAATGGTGATTACAATGT